GTTATTCTTGTAAAAAATACAAACCATTGGATTGCTTTGATAAGAACCCAGATAAATGGTTTAGAGCAGAAAAAGATACAAGATGCAAACAATGCAAGAAAGAAGCATATATACGTAGAAAATAGTAGAATCGAGGAAAGAAAGATTTGAATAGACTATTGTATGAGAGATTTCATGGTTTAAAAGACAGATCTAAAAGAAAGAATATCGAATGCAACATAGATGAAAGTTATTTGCACGAACTATGGGAACGCTAGAACGGAATGTGCGCTTTGTCTGGAATACCTATGACATATTACTTTGATAGTGGAAGAGTTCCTACTAATTTAAGTGTAGATAGAATTGATCCTAGTCTGGGTTATATTAAAGGTAATCTATAGCTAGTGTGTATGGCTGTTAATCAAATGAAAAATGATCTTACTATAGAATAGTTGAAATACTTTTGTAGAAGTATATTACAAAACAATAAATAAATCTAATTATATATAATTATGGAAAAAGAAACATTAAACGGTTTTGAAATATTTGAAGATTTCATGCCAGGAGCTAATGTATTTACTAAAACAGAAATCAAGCAACCTGGCGAAGATATTGAGGTAGATAATACTAAGGTAGATGAAGATGCTGTAACAGAAGAGTTAACTGACGAAGAACTAGAAGGATTGCGTAATCCTAAAAAGGACAAGAAAGATGATAATTCGACTAAAGAGGATGAAGAGTAGGACACGCCTGTTAAAAAGAAAACCGGGAAGGATAAAGAAGTTGAAGAAGATGATTATTCAACTAGAGAAGACGAAGGAAGTACAAAGACTGAAGAAACTGATGATGACACTAATGCAGTAAGTGCATTCTTTGGAGTAATGGCAGAAAAAATGGGCTGGGATCTCGATGAAGAAGAGGAAGTTCCTTCTACTCCTGAGGAGCTCGTTGACTATTTTCAATCAGTAATTGAAGAGAATTCAGTACCTCAATATGCCAGTGAAGAAGTAGAGGCACTGGATAATTTTGTTAAGAATGGTGGTAATTTAAGAGACTATTTCGAAATTGATGGCGAACTTGATCTTGAAGAAATTAGTATTGAAGAAGATGAAACAAATCAAAAACTTGTATTGAAAGAATTCTTAAAGGAAAAAGGTTTTAATAGCAAACAAATAGAGAAAAAGTTAACTAAGTACGAGGATGCAGGTTTACTTGAGGATGAAGCTGAAGATGCCTTGGAAGCCTTGAAAGAGATAAGAGAACAGAAGAAACAACAGCTATTGAAAGATCAAGAAAACCAAGCTAAGGCGGCTCAGAAGCGTCAACAGGAATACTTTTAGAACGTTGTCAACGAAATAAAAGGCATGGATAATATACGCGGTATTAAGATACCTGAAAAAGATAAAAAGGTATTACTGGAGTATATATTTAAACCTGACGCTGACGGTATGACCAGATTTCAAAAAGATTGGTCTAAGAGCGTAAAGAACTTACTTGAGTCTGCTTACTTTACTATGAAGGGAGACACGTTGTTAAAAGCTGCTAAAAGTGAAGGTTCTAATAATGCTATTAGTAGATTCAAAAACAGTTTAAGTAAAACAGGAGTAAGTAGGAAGACTAAAAAACAGGAAATCTCTAATGAAGATACTACTTTATGGAGTTCCTTTGCACGACAATTACGTGTAGATTAATAATAACTAATTAAATTAGTTCATGAAAGAGAAAGAAGTCTGGAAAGATATTCCAGGATATCCTGATTACTAGATTAGTAGTCTTGGTAGAGTAAAGTCTCTATAGCATACTGTGTTTCATTCACCTTCTAGAAGATTTCCAAATGGTAGGTAGGTAACGTATAAAGAAAAAATTTTAGTTCCAGCTATAGAAGGAGGAGGTTATTACTTTGTAGTCTTATATAAAGATAAAGTAAAAAGAAGTTATAGAATACACAGATTGGTTGCATAGATGTTTTTAAATAATCCAAATAATTATGATTAGGTTAATCATAAAGATGAAGACAAATTAAATAACTGTGTAGATAATCTAGAATGGTGTGATGCTAAGTATAATGTTAATTATGGCACTGGAAAATATAGGAAAACTTTAAGTAGACGTATTCCAGTATTACAATTTACACTTGACGGAGTATTCATAAGAGAACACGATAGTGCTACTGAAGCGGCATACTCTTTAGGATTAAAATAGTTTTATGCTAGAGACATTCTTAGAGCATGTAGTGGACGATATAAAACAGTAAAAAATTTTATTTGGAAATTTAAAAATAATAACTAAAATATATGGATAACAATATATTAAACAATTTGGTTTTGTACAAAGGCAAGTGGTTCAGTGATCTGATTGATACTGCTAAAATTTCAGCAGCTTCACAATAGAATCCGTATCAGGTTGCTACCGTATTGTCTTATGTATTTGGTACTAAAGATAATGGTTACAACACTTCTTTGGATATGCTCACTGGTGGTCTTGGTAATGTGATGACCATTGATCAGCCTAGTTGGGAGTGGAATGTAATGATTGACGCTGACAGAGCAGTAACAATTAGAGATGCTAAATGGAATGGCGCAGCCATCACAGATACAATTACAGCTGGTTTGGGTAATACTCCAATCATGTTGTGGTTAGAAGATAATTGGTTCGGACCTACCGCTGTATTGGAATTTGATAACAAGGACTTCCAAGTACGCGTTGCAGGTGCTCCTTACCAAGATGGTAATCTGTGGGTTTATACCTGTTATATTGCAGACGGCCAGCCTACTTCTTATATTCCTGCTGAATACCTGAAACCTGGTTGCCAAGTGTCACGTCTAGCTTCTGCTGTAGAAGAATATAGTGAAGAAGGTGATATCCTGAACTATAATACTGCATTTAAGATGCGTAATTATTTAACTACAATTCGTATCAATTATGATATTACTGGTTCAGCTTATTCTACAGTAATGGCTATTGCATTGCAGGATCCTAAGACAGGTAAGAAATCTTATCTGTGGGCAGACTACCAAGAATGGGTTGCTATGAGAGAGTGGTATAAGAGATGTGAAAGAATGTTGGTTTACATGAAGAACAATGTAAACAAAGATGGTACTTGTAATCTGAAAGGTACTAACGGGCGTCCTGTATTTATGGGTGCTGGTTTGTTGGAACAGATTGCTCCGTCTAACAAACGTTACTATACTAGACTTACTGCAGAATTGTTAGAAGACTTCTTATTTGATCTGTCATATAATGTACTTGGTACTAATGAACGTAAGTTTGTTGCATTGACCGGTGAGATGGGTATGAGAGAATTTGATAGAATTCTGAAAGAAAAGATGGTTAACATGAATCTTATTGACACAGTATTTGTTACAGGTTCTGGCGATAATCTTACTTTTGGTGGTCAGTTTAAGACTTACAAAATGACTAATGGTATTGAATTGACTCTGAAGTACTTCCCGTTGTATGATGATGTTACTTATAATCGTCAATTACATCCTGTTACGTTGAAACCTCTAGAATCATATCGTATGACATTCTTAGATCTTGGTAGACGTGATGGTGAAGCTAACATCGTAAAAGTAGTTCGTAAAGATCGCGAGTTTGTTACTTGGTATACTGGTGGTGCAGTTGCTCCGTCTGGTTATGCAAACTCTAAGAATACTCTGAGATCTAATGGTAAGGATGGTTATACTGTATTCTTCCTTGGAGAAATGGGAATAATGTTAAGGGATCCACGTGCGTGTGGGGAGCTCATAATGGAAAGTGAGTAACCATAATTAATTCAACTTCATTAGCAACTTTTTATGGAATCATACGTTACATATAATGTAAATTAAATAATACATTATGAAAAGTAACGAAGTATATAAGATAACTAATAAGGTAACTAATAAAGTTTATATTGGTATAACTAATCAAGGTTCTGGTGCGAGATATCGTCATCATTGGTATGAATCTCGCATCGGAGAACCTTCTCCCATTCATCGTTCAATGGCAAAATATGGTGAAGAAAATTTCACATTAGAAATAATAGATTTTGCAGATACATATGATGAATTAAAAGAAAAAGAAAAATACTGGATAAAGCAGTACAATTCTACAGATAGAACCATTGGTTATAACCTTACAGAAGGTGGAGATGGAACTTTTGGAAAGAAACATTCTGAAGAGACTAAAGATAAGATCAGACAGAAAGCTATTGGTAGAAAACATTCTGAAGAAACTAAGAAAAAAATGTCTGAATCTAGAACTGGTATAGTATCAGAAAAAAAGAAGAAGCACATAGAATCTATGATTGAATTTGGCAAGAAAGAAGTAATAGCTGAGTTTATGATATTAGACAGTAATACTAATCAAGAAATAGAATGTTCTAAAGAATTTAATTCAATGAAAGAATGTGCTGAATACTTCAATATAAGTAAAGATACTGTTACAAAGTATTGTAAATCTGGAGAGTACTGCAAAAAATGTAAATCCTATTTTTCTTATAAAGAACAACTAACTGAACAATCTAATATTTAATATTATGGAAATAATCGTTAGAATAATTAAATCAAATCCTTGGACAGGGATTACAAAATGGCCTACATGTTATGATTATGTAAGCTCATACTGGACTAGATCCGGTAATTTATATACTGGTTTAACTGCAGAAGATGCAGCTAGATTAGAAAAAGAATTAGGTTTTGCAGAAGGTCATTTAGCACCTAATAGTAACTATTGGGATACTTTTGCCATTAAGATCGGCAAAAAGGATGTGTTACTTGATACTGATAAACCTGAAGATGAACTAAAATATCTGTTCCTTAAAGGACATAAGAGAGTAGCAAATGGGTTGAACAAAATAACACCTGCTACTGATTATGTTATTATTAATAAGAACAGTGAAGCTGAAGAAGCTAATAAGATCAATAAGATCAAACGTGAAGCATACAGAGAAATGGATAAGATGTCCATTGAAGATATGCGTAAGTGTTTAAGACTTTATGGAATTAGATCTGAAAACATGTCTAATGAGCTTATTGAAGCTAAATTGACAGAACAGATTGAAAAAGATCCTAAATCTTATATACTTAAATGGGTAGAAAACCCAAACAAAGAAATAAACTTTGTAATTGAAGAAGCTATTGCAAAGAATATCATTAGAAAGAATAGGGCTCAATATTACTTTGGTACAGATCTGATTGGTAACGGTTTGGAAGATGTAATAGCTTATTTGAAAGATAAGAAGAATAATGATATTAAGATGGCAATCTTAAATGAAATTAAGTCTAAATAATGAATAACCGTACTGCACATATTTAGTTTAAAGTTATCCTAGATAAGAATGCTTAGGGAGTTGCCTTTGGGGGAGCTCCTGCATTCCTACCTTAGGAGATAGATTTATTTCTTAATTAGGCTTAGGACGATGTAATAAGCAACAAAATAAGCGGCAACAACGTACTAAAGTTAGGTTTTGAAGGATCATTACAGAGAATATCTGAATTAGATAAGCTCATACGTACAGATGAAAATATAATAATGCAGAAGAATGTATATAATGAATTTGTATTAGATAATGTACATGCTGATGGAAATAGAGTAACGATATGGGCGGTAACGCTAAAGTATGGCAATAATTTTGCCAACTGCATGATTGTTGATCATAATACTGCACTGTTATTCAAACAGACTTATAATAATATACCTTGGGTAGAAGTACCAGTAGTAGTATTGGAAGATAATAAAATGTTACTGTACGTTGATCCAATATTAATGCAGCAGACAGCTTATGCTCCCTCTAACAATAAATATGCAGTAAATATTACTTACATAAAGAAACCTACTCAATTTGACTATACTAATCTAGACGGTGAATTAGATTTACCGGATGATGTAATGTCAGAAGTAATAAATAGAGCTGTAGTGTTAGCATTAGAAAATATTGAATCTCAAAGAACCTCTAGTAAATTATAGTTAAACCAATTATCTGAATAATTATGACAGAAAGAGAATTGCAAATAGCATTTGAAAGGTAGTTGAGTACTATAGTTCCTGGTTATAACTTAAAGATAAAGTTACCTTCAGATACTATATTTTTCTACCTCAATAAAGCTAAAGATGAATACGTAAAACAGGTATATAGAGTATTCCAACAGAATCAAGAATTATCTGATAAGTTACGTACATTAGTATAGACAAATACGTATAATTCTTTAGACTTTAAAGTACAGGATAACAAATGGATAGTACAATATCCCAATAACTATTTATTCAGTTTAGGAGAAGAAGTTTAGATTAAAATACTTGACAATAAATGTCCTAACTTAGTAACTAAAACTAGAGATGTCATTGAAGCCACTATTGAAACGGTAGATCGAATACTGGAAAACAGTCTTTCGGAATATCACTTACATCATAATTAGGCCAGACCAGTTAGATTGCAAACAGAAAACAACATTGTATTGTATACTGACGGTAATTATGCTATTCACAAATATACCCTCACTTTTCTAAGGTCTGCAAAAAATATAGGTTAGAATTTAACCAAAGAGTACACAGAATTACCTGAGCATACTCATTAGGAAATTGTAGATGCAGCTGTAAATATGTATATAGCACAAGCTGCTTCAACACAAAGATCAGAGAAATCTGATGAACAATAATGCGTTCATGAACGTGGAAATCTGAAATAAGGAAAGTAGAACATGAACTAAGTTTACATGAGCGCGCATTTATGTTAAACTAAAAATAAATTTTAAAATGATTCAACACGTAAATACCGTTTTAATCGGTAAAACTCTTCCGTCAGCTTATACTACTGCGGATGCACTTACTGCTGGTGATGTTGCTCTGTTTGATCAGAATAGAGCTATTATCAAAACAGCTGCTGATGCAGCTAAAGCTACTTCTTTGTATATAGGTGTAGCTCAGAATAAAGTAAAAGTTACTAAGCCTGACGGTAGTGTGGCTGATAAGGCTAATATTAAATTTGGTAATGAAATTCAGAAGAATTCTAATCCAAGTGCAGTTATTAGAGAATATGTAGCTCCGGTTTAGGACAAGATCGTTATTACTCTTACCCATGCTACTATCATTGCAGGTCACAGATATGTACTGAGAATAGTATATAAAGACATGTATGAAGCTCCGGGTCAGTTTACACATACTTATGAAGTATTTGCTGCTAACACTACTGCTGCTGACTTAGCTGCTGCTATCGTTAAAAAGATTAATAAACATGCTAACCGTAGAGTTAATGCGTCTGCATCTGATGCAGTTATTACTTTAACTGCAATGGAAAAAGATGACAATAACGGTGTATATTCATTGAATGAATATTCTGTAGTAGATATGGAAGCTAGTTTGTATGTTACTATTCCTGGTGCTATTTTGAGTAACCAGCCTGATGCTATTCCTGGTGCTACGATCGTTAAAACTCCTGGTAATCCTGGTAAAGGTTACTGGAAACAAGTACGTGATGCTGAGGTGCGCTATATGGGTTACCAAGGTCATGTGTTTACTGGGGCTTATCCTGAAGTAGTACAAGATAGAATGGTAGAGCAAGATGCTACTTACGATTACATTACTGTAGAAAACGATAATAAGTATTTGAGTAACGATAATCAATACATCAAAACCACTCCGCTTACTACTGAACTGTATGTTAAGCATTCAACTGGTTTTGCTACTTCTATTGTAGCAAAAGGTATCGAAAATTTCATCGCTGCCTAATAATTAACATTTTACTAAACGAAAGTGGGGCGGGTTGGATTATTCCTTCCCACTCCACTTTTTTTTATTTTATGATTATGAATAAAATAGTTAATGTAAACTTTAAAAACGATACTATGACTTTTGAAGTATATAGTACTATATCTATAGTAAATACTAATGACATAGTTCTATATATTGACGAATGTTTAAATGTCGCTAATATTTACTGTGATAGTCCAGATAATCATGATTATGTATTGAATTACACTAATTGTGAGTTCACTCTGAAAGAAATCGTAAGAGATGGAGAAGAGAAGGAAGTAACTACACAGTATGCATACGAAATATCTGCTACATCAGATATTATATCTAAGTTTGATACTAATATTAAGTACATTAAAATGTTTTGTACTACAGAGAGATACGCAAATGACTATGCAGATGGAGTGTACTATAATCCTAATATACTTTATAATGCTGAAATAAGAGTATTACACAATTATTGTAGCACCTGTTTAGATGATAGACAAATGCAAACTATAATGTTAATAGTCTTTAAAAGACAGCTTCTAGAATAGGCTATTGCTACTTCTCATAATAAAGAGGCTTTGCAGTTTTACTTAGAATTAAGTAAGTTATTAGACGTTAATATAGACAGTAATGTAGCTAGCACTCCTTGTAATAAATGTATTAACGGAGTATGTAAATTATAAAAATATTATGTGCACATGTAATGAATTAAAATAGTTCTTATATGTTGCTCTAGACTTCTAGGGTAACATCGTAGTAATATCAGATTATGCTAGTTATCCTAATGTAGAAGTTGATCCAAAAGATAACTAGATTACTTTTGATGAACCAGATGTTAAAGACTTTATTAAACCAGATACAAAATTAATTTTTTAGAATGGAATACACAAAATTATTAGGTAAAGTTACTCTTACTTGTGACGGTAAGCATGATTCTTCTAAAGAATATGATAGATTATGTTTAGTCTATGACGAACAATATAGGTCTTTCATATCTATAAAAGAAGTACCAAGTAATATAAGTTTGACTAACGAATCATATTGGCAACCTATAAGTGTAGTATATGCTGATGGTGAGGATATAAAAGTAGATGATGATCTTAGTCTTAAATTTGCTGATAAAGAGTATAATCCTAGCAAATATAGTGGATTAGGTAGAAAAATTCTACGAAAAAGAATAGTTAATAACAAAAATATACTGCTACAAACTGATTTTGATAGTAGTGATACTATATATGTAATTCAATACGAATTTGATTTACAAGGTAAAACTATCACTATACCAAACAATAGTATATTGTTATTCGAAGGAGGTAAGTTCGTAAACGGTGACGTAGTATTAAATGATACTATGATATTACCATAGGGTATTGACGTAGCAGAACATATAGAAGGAAATATTACAGGTACCTATAAAGACGGGTAGATATACTACGATTCAATTAAGGATAGCTTAATAGCAGTAGTAAATAATAACAAGATAGATCTTTCTACACCTAATATTACTAATGAGTATACCAAATTTACTTGGATTAAATATTCTCCTTCTCAATATGGAGACTAGATGACAGATCAACCGGAAGAAGACTCACAGTATATTGGTATTGCTTCCAATAAAGAAACCGAAGAACCAAGTAATAATCCATTAGATTACGTGTGGGCTAAATTTGTAGGTCCATAGGGTGCACAAGGTTTAAGAGGGGAAAGAGGCTTCCAAGGTCCTCAAGGAGAACAAGGGCCTCCGGGTAAAGATGGATTAGATGGAAAACCAGGGCAATCTGTGAAACCAAATTGGAATACATGGGTGTTTAAGCAAGCAGAATTGCAGCCATCTAAACCTACTTTTGTTACTCCTACTCCTGGAGTATCTGGTATTGATGGTTGGTTTGATGGTCCTAGTGCTGAAGGTAAATGGTGGATGTCTATGGGTTTAGTAGATGGTAGTACAAATACTGTAGCCACTTGGTCTGATCCTGTATAGTGTACAGCTGAAGACGGTAAAACTAATACCTATATGGATTTCAAATATTCTAAGAGTGTATCCATAAATATAATACCAGCATTAAATAAAACTAGTAGAAATCCTGTTGGTTGGGAAGATACTCCACCTACATTAGCTCCAGGTGAGTTTATGTGGATGATCAATGCTCTTATAGATGAGAACAATGAGTTAGTCAAGGAATGGTAGGGTCCGATAAGAATAACTGGTGAACAAGGGCCACAAGGTGAACCTGGATAGGGAGAACCTGGAGATACTTATAACACGGTGTTCGCATATAAATCTAGTGTAGAAAAACCAGAGAAACCAGTAGGAGGAGAATGGGATGCTGACACCAATATCATAGTATATCCAGAAGGTTGGTCTAGTAATGACGAAGAATTAACTCCACCTGTGTGGATGTCCAATAAAGTGTTTACATCTAATCCTAACATACAAGGAGAATGGTCAGAACCTATAAAGATATCTGGGCAAGACGGTGCAGCTGGAACTGATGGTAATTCAGTAGAATTTATTTATACTCGTACAACTGATTCAGGAGTAGGTGATGCTCCCGAAACTCCTGTAGGAGAAGATGTAGATGATTTTATTCCTCTTAATTGGACAGATAATCCTAAGGGAGTAACACCTATATTAAAAGCAGAATGGGTTAGTACCAGAAGCAAAAAAGACAATAAATGGGGAGGATTTAGTACACCAGCATTATGGTCTAAGTGGGGAGAGAACGGATAGGACGGAGATGGAGTTCAATATATATTCTATAGAACTGCTACGAATAATGATCCTGATAATCCTACTCCAAATAATACTAATTCAGACGCATATCAAGAAACTGGAGACTTCGAAGGTATTGAATATATACCAGGAGATGGTTGGACTGATAACCCGCAAGGAGTTACTAAAGAACTATAGTATGAATGGGTATGTCAAAGAAAGTTTAGAGGAGGACGATGGAGAGCTTATACAGGACCTTCACTATGGGCTAAATACGGCAAAGATGGTTTAGATGGACTAGGTAGTATCGTATTAGACTTGGACAATGAAGTTCAATCGGTAGCTACAGATAATTTAGGGGCTGTAATATCTGGATTGCCGGTTACTACCAAATTGACTATGTATTATGGTACTACCGAACTGAATCTTAGTTCTTTAAGTGTACGTCAAGTAGATGGAATTACAGCTACAGCAGATAGAAAGACTGGTATAATAACAGTAAGTACTATAACTCCTTCAGCTCCTACTAACATTCGTATACCTATTGACGCTTCATGCATATGGAACAATGAGTTAATAGAAAGAACTACTTATCTTACTATTAATAAAATTAAACCAGGTGCAGATGGTCAGGATGCAATATTATATTCTTTAGTGCCTTCTGTAGACGCTATGCATGTGGACAAAAAAGGAGTAGCTGATGTTAAGTTTATTAGCTGTAGTATTAAGAAAACGCAAGGAAAAGTTACCACTATGCTTACTTCTGTTCCTGCCGGATTCCAATTTAAATACGTAATAGACGAAGACTTAGCAGAAAACTATACTATAGATTAGAATTTATCTGTTACTTCTATAGATAAAAAAGTAACATTCCTACTTACTAGTGGAGAAACTCTAGTAGATAAAGAAACTGTATTCAAAATAAGTGATGGTAAGGATGGTGTTGATGGTGTAGGAGGATTAGTAACAGACTTTGATAATGATATGTAGTCTGTTGCTTGTGATTCTAAAGGTAATGTAATTTCTGGATTGCCGTTAACTACTACAGTAAGCATGTACTATGGTACTACTAAGTTAGTACTAGATAGTTTGGCTGTAGGATCTGTAGAAGGAATAACTGCTAGTGCAAATGCATCAACAGGAGTAATTACAGTAACAAGCATATCTTCTACTACTGGAGATGTTATAAGAATTCCTGTGAATGTTAAAGCTTCTAATGACGGTACTCAATATATTAGAGATGTAATATTCACTATAAATAAGATAAGACCAGGTGCAGATGGAGAGAATGCAAAAGTATATTCTTTACTACCTTCAGTAAACGCTATTCATAGATTTAAAGATGACAGCAATGAAGTAAACTCGGTTTGGTGTGATCTTCAATTAAAAGAAGGTGATACTGTTAAAACTTTAAGTACTACTCCAACTGGATATAAGTTCACATACAGAGTAGATAATGGGGGTGAGGCCAACTACTCAATAGGTAGTGTAGTAGCTAGTAGTTCTATTACAGCTCAGGTGACATTTACTTTATACGATGAGAGATCAGGCAATAGAGTGACAATAGATACAGAAACTATATACGTAATTAGAGATGGTAAGGATGGTGAAGACGGACAACCTGGAACTGTTCCAAATTGGAAGACTTACGTATATAAGTAGTCAAACACTAAGCCAGATAAACCTACTTTTAGAGTTCCTCAACCTGGAGGATTAGACGGTTGGGTTGACTTTCCAGATTCTTCTACGGGGCAATGGTGGCAATGTATAGGTTTAGTATACGGAGAAACCAATAGTGTTCATGTTTGGGGAGAGGTAGTTCCATTAAATGGTAAAGATGGAGTAGCTCAAGACGGTAAGTATACTGAATTTAGATTCAAAGCTGTGACTACAGGTTATTCTCCTGGTACTCCTCAGTAGGTCCGTAATCCTGCAGGATGGAATACTACAGTACCTTCTGTGGACGAAAGTATAGAAACACTATGGATGATAATGGCTGTTATAACCCCTAATGATGCATTGGAATCTGGTTGGAGTACTCCTGTAAGAATAAGTGGTGAAACAGGGTAGGACGGAGAACCGGGAGCAACATTATACACTTGGATAAAATATTCAGATAACGAACCTACTTCTGACGCTGACATATATGACACACCTAATAGATATACTAAATATATTGGTATAGCATATAATAAAACCAGTCCTGTAGAAAGTACAGATTATGAAGTCTATGAATGGACTAAGTGGGTAGGAGCTGATGGTAATAAAGGTAGGATAATATATCCAGTAGGTACTTATAGTGATAGTAAAACATATACCTGTACTGATGAAAAGGCACCATATGTATTCTTTAATGATGAGTACTATGTGATGAACAAAAACGGTAATTGGTTAGGTACTAGCACTGGAAAGACCCCAGAACAAGACTGGAATACTAATGGTAGTAATGCTACATGGATCTTAATGGATAAATACGAAGCCTTGTTCACTAAAATATTAATTGCGGATGGTGGCAGCATGGGTAAATTTATATTCAATGGAGATTACATGTTTAGCCAAGAAGGAGTTGATGGTGGAGGAAATGCTACTAGTAATTATTAGAATTTTACCAATAACACAGTTAATTTCACTAACCATTTCACCATGCCCTCAGATTCCAACTGGGTAGATGAAGTATCAATAGAGACATATAAAGTAACTGTACGTAATGCTGTTGTATCTATGATGTGGGGAGTTAATACAAATATAGTTAGTACTACTAAATAGACACCTGAACTTAAAATAAAAGTTAAAGGAGTAAAAACTTATCCTTCGGCAACTGTACAATTACAATATAAATATATTAAGAATGGTAATCTAGAGTACATACAAATGCCTATAACTAGTTCTACAGTAGAATATACTTTACCGGCTAGTGAAGCTGGCAGTGGAGGAGACTATACTACATCTATAGAGATAGCACAGTTTGGTACTGGATCTTTAAGCGTATCGTTTGAATTTTATATAAGTAATGTATTTATTCCTAATTTCATGGTAAATGCTGTCACTGGATAGGTAGATATGAATAAAGGTGTAATAAGAATGAGAAGTGCTGAGGAATATGATAAGTTATACTACTCATAGCTAACTGGTAGCACATCAGTATATAGACCTAATATTACATTTAATAAACAGCTAATGGTAATAGATGATATTGGAGCTACTGATTATACCATATCGTTACCTTTTAATGATGCTTATGAAGGTATGTCATTATATATATTTTATACTTCTACTACTGGTACTGGCAACTACGCACTGAGAATAGTAACTGAAAACTCTCAGAGTGATTTACCTGGAGGAGTCGGTAAATTCTTATATAACGGTTCATTAAGTTTGAGTATAATAACACTAACTCCTAATAAATTTGTACAGCTTAAATACACTAATATGGCTTCTGGATATGTAATGTCTAGTAATACTGTTGTTCCATTTAATTGCCCTGCTTGGATGGTTGAAAATGGGTCTGATTTCTAGAAACAAATATAATTATGAATGATCTAAATAATTACGTAAATAATAAACTATTATACTCTGTAAAGTATAATAACAGAGACGTAGTATCTGCTATATGCTCTAATGAGTTATAGTTTCTACTTACTAAAGTAGAATTTGTTCAAGATAGATAGATGCTAGAATCTATGATCTGTGGAATTAATAGACAGATAGATAAAGATATACCTTTAAAGTTAGTTAAAGTGTGTAACATAATAAATTGTAAAGACTGTAATTATTGCAGGACCTGTTGCTCAAATTAACGTTCAGTATTATTATTAACTAAATATGTAAATTATGAAAATAGATTTTAAAAATATAGTTATTAGAGATATTGAGGGTAATGAAGAGAATATAGATATGTCAAAAGAGTTAGGTAAAATTCTTTATAGATCTGCTATAAGTAAAGAAGGATTAGAACTAGCTAAGGACATTTATGACAATGGTGAAGTAGAACTTGACAAAGATGCTGCAATTTCTATAAAAGGTGTAGTATCTAACGGCTTCTTAGCCATAGTTCAAGAATCTGTAATACCTATGTTAGATGAAATTATAAATTCTGAAAACAATGACCAACAAGCTGAGTGAATACAGTGATAGGGAATTGTTAGAAGCAATATATACTATGCTACAATATGTAATAGTAAGAGTAAATGAAATTGATAATGATGATAAACAATTTGGAATGAATCTTGCTGCAGATTTACTTGGTAGTATAGTATATGATGCTCAACCTAGAACTACGAGATATGCAAATTAAATGGTTAAAAGAAAGTAATAGAATGAAGCACCTGAAGTACGCAATACTACCAGGTGCTCTGTTCACTATATTATTTGTAGCCGGTTTGGCTACAGGTATGGAGTTTAAAGATAAACAACACGGTGGTAAATGGGATTGGTTAGACTGGATAGCTACTATGATAGGTGGTGTTATTGGTCAAGCAATCCAAGTAGGTATAATATTATCATTGAAGTTATGCATATAATATCAGAAAGAATAGCTAAAAGAAGTACATATACTATAAGTAATATGTATATAGATGGCGTTAAATTCTGCAATGTTCTTGAAGATACAGATAGAGGACTTACACAAGATACTCCGCTAGAGGATATATAGAAGATTAAAGTATATGGTAAGACTGCGATACCTACTGGTACATATAAAGTTACTTTAGATGTTGTGTCTCCTAAATTTAGTAAATATAAACAATATAAATTCTGTAATGGAAAATTACCTAGATTATTAGATGTACCTGGTTTCAATGGTATTTTAATTCACATAGGTAACACAGAGGCGGATACAGATGGATGTTTATTGGTAGGAAAAAATAACGTAGTTGGTAAAGTAACGGAAAGTACTGTAACATTTAAAGCATTATATGCTAAGATGCAAGAAGCAGTAGAAAACGGAGAAGAAATTACTATTACTATTAAGTAACACAAAGGCGGATACAGATGAAAACAATTTTATATAATCCTATATTTATTAACCCACAGGCTTATTACGTATTTCCAAGTCTGAATGGTCAGTTAGTGGAATAGAAAGATACTGCCATTGAACCTGCTAAGTATTCCGGAATAATAGAAGTAAAGGTAATTGCTAATGGAGATAGTAAGCTTATTAGGTATTATTCTAATACTAATAAGATAGATCTATCAGAGTTCAAAGATTCTTGGATTAGAATAAATTTATATACAGATTTAGGAGCTGTGGTGTTGGGGGAATGGAAACTATAGATATCAACTCCAGTACCTCCTGAAGTGAATTACACAGTATTCCCAACAATTGACTTGCAAGAGGTCCCTCAGGATGAGATAGACAAGCGTAACCTTGTTCCTCGCAAGAGTGTAAATGAGAGTGAAACTTTGATGAAATGCCAGCACTATACACAGTTAAAAAATAGTTAATAAGCACAGAAAAATGGTAAGATTTGTAAACTTTAGAGCAACAGATATTTAGCCTAATCCAGATGAAGTAATGTATTGGGTAGATCTGGCTACTGATCCTCTAGGTGGTAGTATTAAAACTTGGAATGCGGAAGGGTATTGGGAAACTCTTCGAGTATTAGAAGGTACACTGCCAGAATTTGAAGAGAAAATTAAAAAATATGTACAATAGCAATTAGAATCATACGAAAAACGCGTAGATGAGAAGATTAAGATTATTGAGGGTCAAATAGCTATTGTAGATCAAGATATAGAATCATTAAAACAAGGTAAACAAGATAAGCTAGTAGCCGGTACTGGTATCAATATATCTGATAATGTAATATCTTGCATAGTAGACTTAACTTTATATAAGGTAGTACTTGAATTACCTACTGAAGATATTGATCCTACTAAAATATATTTGGTATTAGATGAAGACGGAGAGGAAGGTAATATATGGAAAGAGTACATATATGTGAATAATCATTGGGAATTGATGGGAGAATATCAAGCCCCTATAGATTTGTCTCCATATCTTACTAAAGAAGAGGCTAAAAATACTTACGCAACCAGAGCACAATTATCAAATACCAATAGAATTATAGGTATTACTGGTGATGGAAATCTACCAGATCTATCAGATACTAATTATCTTAGTAATTCTAAAGATTTAATAAATAATATTAAGGTTCTAGATGGATAGATCGCAGATGGTAGACACGAAGAAGTATGGGAAGTACTGTATAATCAATTTACAGTAATTTCAGGATTTTCAGTTTCTCCCACTATAATCGAAAAAGGAGTTTCTACTTCTATTAAAATGGCTGGTAGATTCTTATTTAACAATGAACCTTTTATTCCATAGAGTGTAACTCTTAAAAGAGATTCTGTAGTTATACATAATACTCCAATAGATAATCTTAATGGCATCACAGATAATCTTGATACTACTAGTGATAGTGTTGTCTATAGAGTAGATATAATAAGTAATGAAGTACAAAAATCAGCTACTGCAACAGTTCGTGCATACTACCCTATGTTTTTTGGTCATTCTCCAAAAACCAGTTTAACTTCTACAGATATAACAGGCTTTACTAAGTAGCCTATCAAGAGTTCACCAAATGGAACATATTCTATGAATGTAAATCAAGGTGATTATGTGTGGTTATGCGTACCATCTAATTTTAATATATCTAAAGTGACATCTTCTGGATTTGGAGTTCCCATGGAAAATCCTATTTCAGTAACTGTAGATAGCAAGGGTACATATAAATGTTATCGTACAAGTGGGTAGCTTAATGCTGGAACGTTTGATTTTACAATTGGATAAGAATAAAATATATTATGGCAAACATTAAAATATATGGTACCCTGGTTAATGATACTACAGATCCTAAGATAGTCAATACCGATCAAACTTGGGATAAAGATTTATAGAAGTACCAATCTGATATTAACCAGAGTACGAATAGCTTAAAAACAGAACTCGATGAAGAGACTGCTAGAGCTACTCAAGCAGAAAGAGACATATAGAATAGTGTGTCTGCAGAAACAGCAAGAGCTCAGCAGGCAGAAGCAGATAATCTTGAAAAAATAAATAATGAAATAGCTAGAGCTAAATAGGCTGAAGAGACTAATGCTAAAGCTATTAAAGATGAATCAGATAGAGCTAAAGCTGCTGAGTCAAAGAATACTGATGCTATTAATACAGAAATAAGTAGAGCACAAACTGCAGAGAATCAAATAATTGGTTCTGTATATTCCTTAGATAGTTATGTTAAAGAATCTATTACAGAATTGAAAGAATCAATTGGTAGTGATAGTGGTCTTTCTGATAGAATAGATGAAGTTGAGGCTGCATACAAAGCCGCAGATAATGCTTTAGGACAAAGGGTTACTGATGAAATTACCAGAGCTACTAATGCAGAAAATGCTAATACTAATAAAATTACTACTGAGAAGAATCGTAATGACGCACAAGACACTTTAATAACTAATTTACAAAATAGTAAAGTAGCATCAGTAAAACTGATCTAGGATTAGTAGAATAGCTTGCATTACACACTAATGGTAGATTCTGTTAATGCTGGAGAAATTAGTATACCTAAAGATAGATTCCTTAAAGAAGTTGTATATGATGCGGATACTACTAGTTTAGTATTCACTTTTGTAGCAGAAGATGGAGATTCTATAGTAAGGGTAAACATAGGGGATTTAGTAGATGTATATACTGCTGGAAATGGGTTACAACTTGCTGCGTCTAATAAATTTAATGTAGTTATAGACTCTACATCAGATTCATATTTAACTGTAGGTCCTAATGGAGTAAAATTAATAGGTGTAGCTGCAGCGATTAATTCTGTTAGATCAGAGTTTGAAGAATCTAATTAGCAGTTGATAGGATCAATAGAAGCAGAAACTGCTAGAGCTACAGAGGTAGAGAATAACCTAGTAGGTCAAATATACGCACTAGACTCGTAGAAACAGAACACCCTGGTAAGTGGTACTAACATAAAGACGGTTAATGGGGAATCTTTAGTTGGAGCAGGTAATATTGAAATTACAGCAGGAGCTGGAGAAGTAGGTGAAGCACCAAAGGATAATAAAAAATATGGTAGAAGAAATGCAGCATGGTCTGAGATTATTGAATTCTCTGGTAACTATAATGATTTAACTAATAAACCTACTATACCTGATACTAGTGCGTTAGCTACTAAGACAGAATTGAATAGTGGATTATCTGGTAAACTTAGTTTATCTGGTGGTACTATGACTAATACTAATTTGGTTACTAATCTTAATGCTCAATTACTTGATGGTAAAGACTCTAGTAGATACGCTAAAAGTGTTGGTAATGTAAGTAAAAATTATGCAGATACGTGTTACATAGAAGCTATAGGATATACTAACGCAGATAATTTAGGAACTGGAACATACGACTATGGGTAGTTCTTGAGTTTTACTAGTGGTACTAGTGTTACTCAGTTTTATATTCCAGATTTAAGATAGAGTACTTTATAGAAAGTAAGAATGTATGTTAGGAGTGATTTCAATGGAGTTACTAGAACACTAGCAGATGCAGAATGGAAAGCTTTAGCCTATTATGATGATTTAACTTGGAGTAATATAACTAATAAACCTACATTCTCTTCATCTTCTGTTGCTAATTCTGTAGCATAGAGAGACTCTTCATCTAGATTATGGGCAACTGGTTATGTAGTATCTGGTTCAGATGGTAATTAGTTATTAACAGGTTCTGGAGTTACTAAATCAGTATTTGATTTCACTCGTTTTTTAGCTCCTAATAACATAGATCAAGTAACCGGTTCATTTTTTGGGTATTATAATAGAGACAACACTGGACAGTTACCAATAACAGGAGAAAAAGGTAATATACTTTAGATAACTGATAATACTGCATCATTGCCAGGTAGTAGTAATAATAATTCTTTGCAAATAGCTTTATCACACGGTAATGTAGACAATTTATACTTTAGAAGTTCGTTATCCGATAGCGGTTGGAATTCGTGGAAGAAATTAGTTACGTCATCTGATAAACTACCAACTCCATATGCATTGACATTTACTGGAGCTATAACAGGAACTTGGGATGGATCTGCAGCTAAAACAATTAATATACCAGCATCTGCATCGGGGCCTAAGGGCGATAAAGGGGATCCGGGTGAGAACGGTATAACACCAACTATTGGTTCTAATGGTAACTGGTATTTAGGGGATACTAATACTGGTAAACCTTCTAGAGGTGCAACTGGACCCAAGGGAGATACAGGAGCTCAAGGACCTAAAGGTGATGCCGGTACTGCTGCAACTATTACAGAAGTATCTGCTGTTACTCTACCATATACTTCAGAAGCAACAGTAACAATGGGTGGTACGGCTAGTGCCAGAACATTCAGATTTGGTATACCTCAAGGTCATACAGGAGCGCAAGGAGAATAGGGGCCGAAAGGAGACAAAGGAGATACTGGTCCTACTGGGCCGAAGGGGGACAAAGGTAATAAAGGAGATAAAGGTGATGTTGGACCACAAGGACCTCAAGGTGATCCTGCTAATAGTAAAGTAGCAATATTTACTACTAATGATTTATTTAAGACATATAGAAGTACTTATGTCACTCTTAATAGTGCAGATGTTGCCATACTAAAAAAAATAAATAATGATGGAGATTTAAACGAGTATCAATTCTTATATTATGGTAACCCTTAGGGTGATTACGGTACATTTCCAATGGTTATAGCAAACTCTGATTTAGACAGCGGAGGTTTGTCTGATGGAGTTGCGGTATATGCTTCCATTATAGACGATCAAGGAAATTGTATATCTGAAGTATTTAATGTCGAAGACTACGCTGGTGGCGGATTTACTACTAATGATCAGCCTGTCGTTAGTATGGAAAATTGGAACGAAAGCAGTAGATTTAATACTGATGGATATTAGAGATTTATAAACGGACTATAGATATGTTGGGGTACACACACGCCTAGTGCTTCTTCGGAGTTAAAAACTGTAACGTTTCCTATTGGTTTTTATAGTGTTCCGTGGACTGTGATGGTTTCGTTCAAAACCAATAATAGTACTTATCGTAATATGTATAGTGCAGTAGTTACATAGGTTTACGCGTCTAGTTTCACGTATAGAGCGACAGAAGCAGATATGAGTACTTCGGCAGCATATACTACACAACCTGTAAGTTATATAGCAATAGGTAAATGGAAAAGATAATATGAAGAATATAAGTAATAAAATATACTGGAAACAAGGTTTTTATTGTGAACCGATAGACGGAGCGGTAGAAATAACAGAAGAATATTGGTAGGAATTATTATTTGCTCAATCTCAAGGTAAATTAATATCTGAAAATGAAAGTGGGTATCCTGTAGCTGTAGATTACGTAGCTACTATAGACGAAGTAAAGAAGATAACTATATAGAATATAGAGCGGTATGACAAATCAGATATTATTAATTCAGTAATTATTGATGGAACTTCCATTTGGCTTAATAAAACGGAGAGATTATCTATAAGAGAATTAGCCAATATCAAAAAAGCTAACGGGGAAGCAGATATAACTGTATGGTACAATAATAATAAGACTATCATACCATTAAATCAATTTAACAGTATAATGGATAGTATAGAGTTATATGCATCTGAATGTTATAATACTACTCAACAACATATAGCCAACATTAAAAAACTAAACAGTAAAGAACAAATTAACAATTATGACTATACTGTTGGATATCCAGATAAGTTAATCATAAACTTAAGTAAATAACATATACAATGAAAGAAAACATAAATTTTAAAGCTAGTGTTACAGCTCCAGATCCTAAGGAAGTAAATTACTGGATTGATCTAAAAGAAGATCCAACAGGTGCTGTAATTAAAGTTTATAAGAATTCTGGTTGGGCTCCTATCAGTGGAGACACAGAAGTAATAGAACAACTAGAAGAGAAGATCGATAACAAAGCAGATAAGTCTGATACCTATAATAAGGAATAGGTAGACGCTAAGGTAGCATCTGTATATAGAGTGAAAGGTACTGTAGCAGACTTTGATTCTTTACCTGAGGTATCTGTAGTCGGAGATGTATACAACGTGGACGATACAGGGGCTAATTACGTATGCATTAATGCTGATCCAGCAGAATGGGATAAATTATCAGAAACTGTAGATTTAACTAATTGTATATCATCAGAGGTTGTTAACAACATAGTTACTATGACTCAAGCAGAGTATAACGCATTACCTAATAAAAATTCTAAAACACTATACTTAATTTACGAATAATTATGGAACTCGGAGATAAAAATATTGTAGCTGTCCGTTTAGGAAACGCTAACGTATTTACTAATTATTATGGGGTTAGTTTCCCTATAGAACCTCAAAGTACTACTTTGACTAGAATTGGTTATATGCCTTGGCATAAAGAATTACCGATTCAATCTAAAATGAAATCATGTACACTTACTGCTGATGGTGTGGTTAAATATCTTAAAGCAGACGATAGAACTAAATATGAAGATGGTTCTGATAGAGATATGACTTTAAATACCATGGTAGAAATACCTGAGTTTTGGTATAAGTGTATGAAGGATGACAATACTGTATATCTAAATTTGTATCCTGCAGATCCCATGATACCTGGAGTAGAGCACGTAGAGAAGTTCTATATTTCAGCATACGAAGCATCTAATGTTGAAGATGTATATAAATCTATTAAAGGTGATAATATTACTCCTTCGGTTAATATTGCAAGAACCACAATGCAACAAAGAGCTAGGGCTAATAAGGCCGGTAGTACCAATTGGAATATATATACCTATAATGCACACAAGGTACTTACTATACTATATTTAGTAGAATATGCTTGTACTAATTCTCAAAAAGCATTTAATGCTGAATTAACCGCAGAAGGTTATCATCAGGGAGGTCTAGGAGACGGTGTTACTACCGGTAGTATACAAGTGAATGGAGTAAATAAATATAGCTTCATACCCTGTGGTAGTACTGATGAACACGGTAATTCTACAGGAGTTACTTCAGTTACTGTTGATAGCAGTGATGCAGAGGGAGTTGTTACTCAGAAGACTTATAGTGTTCCTACTTATAGAGGAATAGAGAATCCATTTGGTCATGTATGGAAAAATTGTATAGACATACTTATACATTATAATGCAACTTCTACGAAAAATGATGTTTATGTTACTACCGATGTAAGCAAATTTGGTTCGACTAACATTTCAGATTATAACTTACAATGTAGTACTGTAACTAATGAAGGTTATAAGAAGAGACTCATCTATAATGAATCATTTGATTTGTTTCCACCAATTGATGAGGCATATGGAGGAAGTGCTACTACATACTGGTGTGATTATAACTATACTAGTAATAGCACTTCAGATAGAACCTTATTTGTAGGCGGTCTCGCTGGTTATGGTGCGTATTCCGGTTTACTCAATTTGATTTCTCGCTATGCGCTTGGCTATGCTTATGCCACTGTCGGTACTCGGTTAATCTATATACCGTAATTTAAATATAGATAAAGTTGTCCTCTGTCATTAAGCAGTAACACTAGTAATAGTACGAATTCCAGTTTACTCAATTTGAATTCTAACAATACACTTAGCAATGCTAATGCCAATGTCAGTACACTGAAACCTTAACAAAACATATCTGAATAATAAGATGAAAAAACTGTTAGAGGAGACTTTACCACTAGGTAAAAAATGACTAATTAAAATCTTCGTGTTAGTAACTTTGTGAAAACTCGAAATAGGATTTCAGATGAAAAGATACAATAATTTATTTGATAAAATAGTAAGTTTAGATAACTTATATGAGGCTGATAAAAGAGCTAGAAGATAGAAATCACATAGACCTGAAGTAATGTTATTTGATAAGAACAAAGACAAGTTACTTTTAGATCTACAGAGAAAACTAATAAATGGGGAATATGAAACTTCTGAATATTATGTTTTCAAAATATATGAACCAAAAGAAAGAGAAATATTTAAGCTACCATACTATCCTGACAGAATTGTACATCACGCAATTATGAATATAATGGAGCCTATATGGGTATCTGCATTTGTAAAGGGAACTTATAGTTGTATTAGAAATCGCGGTATACACAAAGCTTTAAAAGATGTTAAATTTGCTTTAAAGGATGAAATAAATACGCAATACTGTTTAAAGTTAGATATCAGAAAGTTCTATCATTCTATAGATCACGATATATTAAAAACAATAATAAGGAAAAAAATAAAAGACAAAAGACTATTAAGTCTACTAGATGAAATAATAGAATCAGCTTAGGGAGTACCTATTGGTAATTACCTATCTTAGTTCTTTGCTAATTTATATCTTACTTATTTAGATCACTGGATTAAAGAACAAAAGAAAGTTAGATACTACTTTAGATATGCAGATGATATTGTAATATTAGGTGGAGATAAGCAGGAATTACGAGATTTATTCTATAATATACAATATTATCTTAATAATAAATTAAAGTTAAACTTTAAAAATAATTGGTAGATATTTAAGGTAGATTCAAGAGGTATAGATTTTGTAGGATATAGAATATTTCATACTCATACGTTATTAAGAAAAAGTATAAAAAAGAAATTCTGCAAAAAGATAAACAAGTTAAATAAAAAATAGAACATAGATAAAGATACGTATAAGTAGAAAATATGTAGCTATATAGGTTGGATTAAATACTGTAATGGACGCAACTTGTTAAATAAAATGTCTAAATATAAAGAGCTATTAGAATATATTAAAGAATAATTAGACTAAGAAACTATATATAAATATATACGTTTTATAAGTATATCAAAACAATATTATCAGCCCTGGCAGACTAATTATCAGCTAGGGTTTTACTTTTCAAAACACTTGCTATGATTCACAATATAGAAGATCCGGTTATGACACTATTAAAAAGTATGTTCAGCAGTGCACAAAAAATATCTGCTGGAATACTAGCGGGAATCACTAGCTACTTTGCACCAATTTCAGTAACTGTTGTTTGCGTATGTTTATTCATCATTGTAGATGTAATCCTTGGTTATAAAGTTTCTCGTAAGTATGGTCATAAGTAGTTAGAGTCCTACAAATTATGGAAGACTATAAATAAGTTATTTGAGGCTGTACTATTGATAGCAGGAGCACATGTAATAGATACTAGTATAGTTACTTCTATAGATTTGCATGCTGTAGAGTTTATATCTGGTATGATATGCGGAACAGAGTTTATATCTTGGCTTGAGTCTATGAAAGATTTACATCCAGATTGCAAGATTTGTAAAGTAATAGAAAAAGTTTTAGGAAAGGTTATCAAATCTAAAGGTGAGAAATATCTCGGAGTAGATATTGACATTAATGATTTAAAAAATACCAATAATGATAATAACAGCAATACTCACAGTAGTTAATTGGTTGAAAGGAAATTTCAAAGCACTTACCATAAGTTTCATATGTATTCTAACGGTAAGTGCTTTTTTTATGTACAACCAACTGAAAAAAAAGGATGCAGAGATAGCTAGGCTAGTTAATAATACTAGTTACTATGAATCTCTATTTGATAAGAAAGATTAGGCTAATAGAACATTATAGCTTACTATAGATTAGTTAAAATGTAGTAAAGACAGTATAATTGAATAGCTTAATGAAACCAAAAAGAAATTAAAAGTTAAAGATAAGAACCTGGTACAAGCTCAAGTAATCAATACAGAAGTAAAGGATTCAATCAAAACAGTAATCCAAACAAAAGAATCAGATTTTAGTAAGGAGTTAAAACTCAATAAATTAACGACAATCATAGTAAGTAGAAAAGATTCAATCTTATCAGTCACATTAGATTTGAAGAATGCTTAGACATTATTCATAGAAGAAAAAAAAGTGTATCGTAATTAGTACAAATCGTGGCTGTCCAGGTTCTTTCACTTTGACTTTAAAAAAGATAAAATTCGCAAATTTACTATAGATAATTCCAATAAACTTATCAAAGTAACTGATACCAGAATAATAGAAATCAAATAAACTATTATTATAAACATAAATTAATCAATAATAATATGCATAGAATAATCCGTACAAAAGCTTATGAAGCTGAACACGGTCCTCATTTCAATGAAGAACATGCTCGTAAAGCTGTAAATAAAATGGAAAATGAAGACGGAACAAGAGGTCAACATTGGTCATTAGAAGAAACTACAGCATTAGCTAATCAATATGGTATTCGTTTAGATGAAAAGATAAACAAATATGATTGGTACGTTGCATTGAATATGGTATACTCTGATTACTATCGTGTCATTGTTAACATTACCGGCACTAACAATACGAAGTTCTTCGTAGAATTAGCTAAAGCTTGGATCTGTGACAAAGATATAGATGAAGGTAAAATGTGGTTCTACTATATTTATGTCATGTGTGATAAGATTAGAAACGCTGAAGAAGATCTTTATGAAAGATATTACAGCAAGTACGAAGATGATGACGAAGAGGAACGTTATGGAAACTACCGTAGAATGGGTAGATCTTCATATGGTAGACGTAGAGAATACGACAGAGAATACGATGAAAGAGACTTTGAGAAGGAGAGAGAAAGAGAAAAATCCTTTCCTATGGAAGAAGAATTCAAACGTGGTCGTTCTGTGCGCTACATTAGATATTAATCAAATTAAATCAATCCTAAATAAAATCAATTATGTTAGAAGATAAAATTATCCTTCAAGACCGCGGTTTCGACGCTGGTCTAGCTGCTTTAATGCAGAACGCAAATAAAGGTATGGACCCTGCTGCTTTGATGGCTATGATGAATAACAATGGAGGTTTCGGCGGTAACGGCGGATGGTGGTGGATCTGGATTATCCTGATCTTCTTCTGCTGGGGCGGTTGGGGTGGTAATGGCTTCGGTAACAGAAGTTGTGAAGCTTCACAGCTTGCTTCTCAATTAAATACTGATGCCAATACTAATCTGCTAATGCAAGCAATCAATGGTAACAAAGAAGCTATCAGCACATTGTCTAATACTTTGAATTGTGATATTAATTCAGTTCAAAATGCTCTGAATACTATTAATGCAAGTGTAAGTCAGATAGCTTGCGATACCAAACTTACAGGTGCACAAGTAATTAATGCTATACAGAGTGGTAACGCTAGTCTTGCATCACAATTGGCTTCTTGCTGCTGTGATGTACGTAACGCTATAACTACTCAGGGTTATGAGAGCCAATTAGCTATTGTAAATCAGACTAATACTCTGACAAGCAACGCTAATACTCAGTTCAACATCTTGGGTGCTAAAATAGACGCTTAGACTCAGATAATTAATGACAAATTCTGTCAACTTGAAATGCGTGAAATGCAGAACAAGATTGACTCATTGCGTCAAGAAAACAATCAGTTGGCTTTAGCTGCTTCTCAGCAAGCTCAAACCGCTAACATTGTTAATCAGTTAAGACCTACTCCGGTTCCTGCATATCTGACTTGTAACCCGTATGGATGTAATGGTGGCTTTACAGGCTATGGTTACAATGGTTACTGTGATGGATGTGGCTGTGGATGCTAAGAAAGGAGGTAATTATGTTTTTTAATTTTAATCCTTATACATTTAATAGAAGTAGAGTAAGAACTATAGATAACTTTGGTATACCTTCATTGAGAACAATATATGTTACCACTGATACTACCAATAATACTGTTACTTATGGTATCTGTCCTAGAATCTGGAGACAACTTCCTTGTGAGGGAATATTTTTACTTAATATAGTAAATACTCCTGCTACAACAGTAACTGCAGCTTCTTTAGTAAGTATAGATACTACTAGAACAGCTAATCAAGTAAGTCCTACGACTACTACTTCTACAGGGGCTAGAGCTCTTATAAATGGTTCAGGCGATCAAATGGCTACAGAAGAAATATCCACTGGTAATAGATATCTGATTTACTATAATAAATCAAATGGTATATTTCAAACTGTAAACCATATTATACCGCCTACTACTGCTACTGCGTAATCTTTAATCAAAAAGGGCTCTTAGGAGCCCTTTAATAAATACTTATTATGATAACATTTGCACAATTAAATATAGGAGATCCTATACATGTATTAGAAATAACTGGAACGTTTAAGAAAAGTACTACTTATTATAAAGGTACTGTAATGAATGTATCCAAGGTTTATGATGAACCCCTTCCTCCTCAATAGTTTCCTCTACCAAATTAGAATAGAAAGAAGCTAGTTGATATAACAATAGGGTGTGACGGCGAATAGAAGAAATTATCTGTAGAAGATAATAAGTCTATTGTAACTGATGGAGCTGTAGGTTTAACTATAGCAACAGATAAACAATAGATAATAACAATGGTAAAGAATAATTATAATGAATACAAGGCAAAGAAGGAGGCTTTAGCTAAGTATGAAGAAGAGATGAATAAGTGCGATGCAATACTCAAGTAGTTGGATTATTAGGAGGAAAATTTGAAACAAGAAGATCCTAGAATAAAGGAATTACAAGAACAAGTTGCAGAGTTAAAAGGATTAATAAAGCAAGCAAGTAATGTGGTTCCACCTTAGATGAAATAGATGTTACCATAGAATATGCAAAAAGCAATGAATGAGGCTAGTTAATACTAGCCTTTTTTATTTTAAGCCTTTTATTTAAACGCTATTACTATACCTTGTCAATTGTACTACTTTACATATAAAGTGTCTAAAAAGTCCTTAAAATACGTTATAGATATATTTAATAAATAATGCATTATGAAATTAAACACATTGTCCAATATAATAGATGATATACTATTAATAGCAAGAAATAATAGTATATCGGAATCTGAGCATTTATCTAGGTATCAAATAGAGATGTGGGTACATCAATATAGAGCTTTACTAATTAAGCAAGACATAGATAAGGGTAGAGATATCAATCCCATGTATGTTCAAACTATTAGATGTATACACTTAGAAAGAAAAGAGTGTATACCAGGTCACTTTGTATATGTTAGTGATATAACGTTACCTAAACTCATAGACTTTCACTTTAGAACAGGTCTAATTTCTGTAAAGGATATGTATGGTAATCTGATATAGTTAGGTAGTGAGTCCAAAATGAAACTTTAGAAGTATAGAAAATATACATGTAAGGATTATATTGCTTACTTAAAAGATAGTCGTATATACGTAGAAGGAGGTAATAATCAGTTAGAATATATAGAGGCTGATGTTATACTGGAGAATCCTGCAGATGCTAATGAATGCTTCGATCCAGACGAACCATATCCAGCACCTGCACATATGATTCCTACTATAAAAGATCTTATATTCAGTAAAGAGCTGAATGTTATGCCTAAGATGCCTACGGATACTACTAATAACTCTAATGACGATATGTAGAACATATATAAACAGTAGCAATAATGAATAAGAAATCATATACTATAATGGACTTCTATTAGTTCTACTTATCTAATATAGAAAGAGATACTGTATACGATGTTGACTACAAAGTATATAGACAGATAGTTGAAGATTACTTTAGATTTATAGTAGAAGAAATAATGGAGCATAGTAAAGAATTTAGATTACCATGTAGATTAGGATACTTAAGTATTGTTAAGAGATAGCCTAAAAACTTCGACAATAAGAGTCTTAGAATAGACTATCACGAGAGTGCTATACAAGGTAAAGCCGTTTACTTTATTAATGAACATTCCAATTATTTTAAGTACAGATTTTTGTGGTCTAAAAAGGAATCATTATTAACTAATAAAACAAGATATTAGTTTATAGCAACTAGAGCTAATAAAAGAAGATTAGCTCAAATAATTAAGAATAGAGAACATGATTACGTGGAAATTAAGTGATATTTAGGATATACCAAAACAAGCCGGAATATACCAAATTAAGAATGTCTTAAACGGTCATTCTTATATAGGTAGTACTAATAACTTTTATGATAGATTAATACAGCATCGTTCTCATCTAAGAAAGTAGAAACATCATAGCATCGCGTTGCAAAGAGCTTATGATAAATATGGAGAATATAATTTTGAAGTAAACGTACTAGAAATATGTTCTCCTGTAAGAGATACTTTATTGTATTTAGAACAAAAATATTTAGATTTAAATCCAGAGTATAACATAAGTAAAATAGCAAGTCATCCATCAAACACTGGGCATAAGATGCCGGAGCAAGCGAAGAAAAGATTGCATGATCTATATTACGGAAAGAAAAGAGATCTCAAAATAGTAGATAAAGCAACAAAAAATAGAATAGGGAAAGGATGTAAAAATGTATATTGTTATAATAAAGATGGAGAATTTATAGGGTGTTTTCTAAATTCGAAACAAGCAGTCAAGTTATTAAATCTTAATGTAACTCCAGGTACAATAAACAAATGTTGCACAGGATTATGTAAAAGCATTGGTGGATTTATATGGTCTTATGATTATAAGACAGATATTTCTTATAAAAAAGACAATGCAAAAAGAACTAAAATAGTTAGAATTTATAAAGATGGAATAGAAAAAATATACAGTTCTATTACTGAAGCTGCTAAAGATACGGGAAACATAAACAATAAATCTGCCATATCTGATTGTTTACGTGGTAGAAGAAAAACAGCTTATGGCTCTAAATGGAGGTATTACAATGATTGATAGATTAACTACATCTAAAGAAATAATTGCTAAAATTATAGCAGATTATGATTTAAAGGAAGACGAAATTAAAATAACAGACATCAAAGAGTGGATTGGTGAAGGTATGGAGAAAATAGGCGCAGTACAATAGCTTGAACACAAAACAACTAATTTAATAGTTGAGAATTATCAAGCTAAACTGCCTTGTGATCTTTATAGATTGGGACAAGTTGCATTCTCTTTTGAAAATGGCTGTGGTTGGTTACCAATGAGAAAGGTTACTAACTCTTTTGGTATATATAAGAAATGTAGTGGGTGCAATCCCAAAATGCTAGTACAAGATAGTGCCTTGATTCCATTGGTTAAGAATATCTTCAATCTAGATGATGATAAGGAAGCTTTAGAGATACTTAATAGTGATAAGAATATTAAACAAACCTTAGATGCTTTAGTAAATCAATATACTGTACCTAGTAATAACGGAAGACTGATAATAGGTAATCCGGCTACTTTTAATACCAGTCTACAGTACTCTACTAAACCTGGTTACATTACTGTTAATGTGCCGTGTGGTTGGGTTAAAATATCTTATCACGCTATACCTACTGATGAAGATAGTATGCCTATGATACCTGATTTACCTTCATATAAAGAAGCGTTAATGTATTATATAGGTACAAAAATACTATACGCAAAATGGATAAAGGGGCAACTATCAAATGAAATTTATTATTCTATTAAAAGATCTTGGAATTTCTATAGAAAGTAGGCTTATGCTGAAGCTATGATGCCTGGTCCAGATGAACTTGAGAGTATCAAAAATGATTGGCACAAACTATATACTGAATTCGATGACCATGATACTTTCTTTGAAAGTACTGGAGACGAACAGTTATTATATAATTAGAACAGAATATGAGTAATACTTTCTAGACGAATAGTTTCATCGAAGGGATGAATTTGGATATTGATATTACTGCTATACCAGAATCACAATACAGGTATGCAGAAAATGTACGTATCCTTACTAATAAAGACGGTACTAGTGGAGTACTTTAGAATATACAAAGCACTAAATTGATACAAGGTGGTGATTTCATGGACAGTGACGAGGTAGTATTAGCTACAGCCATAATTAATCAATATGGTATCATACTTACTGCAGATCCATATGGTATAACTAGAATATATAGAGTAGAAGGTTACGAAGAAGGATTAATACAGCACACACTGGTATTAAAAGGAAGGCTTAACTATAATAGATTTAGCAGAGTAAAAATAGTTGCTAACTATGAATCTGATTCTATTATTAAAATGTATTTTACAGATGGAGAGAGTAGTATTAGATCACTAAATATAATGAGTGATAGGTATGTGCAAAACTCTGAAGGTACTAATCCAGCATTAGATGAAGAAGGTAATATAAAGAATCCAGATTCATTGGATATAATACCAAGCACATTGCTAGTTGCTCCTAAAATAGTTAGTCTTGGAACCAATGGGTCATTATTATCTGGACAAGTATAGTACACTTATCAGTTATATAATGAAAGAGGTTCTAGTACTGGGTATGCTCCTGCGAGTAACACTATGCACTTAACATCCAGTAATACTACTACCGATTCTGCAGAATATCAAGGAGTAAATAAAGATGTTAATACTGGCAAAAGTGCTAATATTGTAATTGATTTATCTAATGTAGTTTCTGGATTATTTGACAAGTGCAGAATAGTAAGAATACAATACGTAGATAATACCGAAATAGCTAATATAGATGTTATTGACGAAATAGATTTACCTTCCGGTAATTCTTTAACATATACTGATTTAGGTAATAAAACGTTGAATACTGTAACTATAGAAGAATTTAATGCTAATACCGGTAGTGATTTCACTGCAGCTACTCTAGAAAAAAAAGATAATATATTGTTTGCTGCAGATGTCAGAGAAACTACTTGGAAACCAATGATAAATGGAGAAGAGTATGATGCCAGGTCGTATAGATTTACTGGAAGTAACAAGTTAATATTATAGGCAGCTGATTCAGGGTCTAGTATATCTGTTACTCCTACAGATAGTACTTTAAAGTAGGTATTATCATCTATAGATAAAAAACATGATTGTATATGTCCATTAAACTTATCAGATTATAAGCTTAATGATAATACTGTTTCAAAATATAAATTTAAATCTTCTTCAGAATAGTCACTAGTATTAGGCGGCACAGGCTTAAATATAGATTATGAGTTTATAACTACAGACATAGTGTTAGATACTACTCTAGATTATAATTTCATGAGTGTACCTAGAAAATAGGATGAAGGAAAAATAATATATCAGGTTAGTGATGGTAGTAATATTGTAGTAAAATATCCTGAAGTAAAACAAAGAATACCCAATTATTGTGACCCTTATATAGACTCAAAATATAAAGGGTATTAGAGAGACGAAATATACAGATTTGGTATAATATTTTTTAATAATAAGAATGTTGCCAGTCCTGTTTATTGGATAGCAGATATCAAATTCCCGCATTCATTTGAAGTATCTCCTTGGTATTTTTACATGTAGTTTGTAAATGGAGATCTTACTAATTCTATTACATAGGAATTTATAGGTAAAGCTATAGGGGTTAAGTTTAATATAAAGAATTTTCCGGACGGAGCTGTGGCATACGAAATAGTAAGATGCAAAAGAACGGCAGAAGATAGAACTGTATTAATGTAGGGTATACTGTCTGATACTACTGCATTTCCTTGGCCTAATGCTACTACAGGTACATGGCTAAAAAGTGAAATGGACACAAGACCTAGAATACCTCTTGGAGTTACAGATACTAACATGTCTATATGCGGTGGTGTTAGTTTTTATGATGCACCTACTACTTATAGAGACGGAGAACTTTATTTAAATTAGGATCGTATAGTTAAAAATATATTCAGTTTAATAACTCCAGAAATAGATTTTACAGGCGATGAAGTTATATCTGAATTAGGTGACAATACTTATCTAGACTTGTGTCATTGGTGTGACACTAGAATGCCTAACACTACTAGAACTATACCTGTATTAAACAACCAAAATATAAAGTTAAAAGGTTTTGTTAAGTATTTTCAGACTCCGTATCAGACATATGCTATGAACACATAGACTGCCTACGTTCAACCAAGTTTCTTAGGATCAATATTCAAACAAGATGGATTCTTTTATAATGCGGTTAATATGGATAGTTCTGATGATGACGAGATGGTAGTTAATATGATAGGAAAGAGGTATATCACTCACTATCAGAATTTATAGGGTGGAAATAGAATACAATTTGACATAAATAGAGCAATAACTACTCCTATTATACCTAATGGAGAATTAGGTAATATTCAAGCTTACTATAGAGGCATAGGATCACGTTCCTATTTAAATTTTGGAGTTATGTGGAATAACTAGGAATAGTTTGACTGGCTTAGTGCAAAAATGTGTTACTTCGGAAGTTGTGCTGTAGTAGAACTAGATGGTTATTTTCCTAGACAACATTCTATTGCTGTAGACGATAAGATAGCTGTAGGAGAAGGGGTTAAGAACTTGATAAATTTCTATAATCATACTCCTTTCTCAACTCCTGTAGTAAATATAAAAAGGAGAATTGTTCCTTATGGAGGTAATAATTATAATGCTAGAAGCAATTCTACGTATATATCCACATCATCATATAAGTTAATATCTGAAGCAGATAGTAATGTTAACTATGTATTTGGAGGAGATACTTATCTTGGAGTATTAGACCATAGAACTGGATCACCTATTGCAGATGGGCAAGGAGGCGGAAAGTATGATAGTAGACAAACTAAAGTAAGTTTAAGTGATTACATTCCGTTAGAAACTACTATCAATCTAAATCTTGCTTATGGTGAAAGTATGAGTAGACAAAGAGGAAATTGTCCCAATCCATACTTAACTAATTATATACATAGTTTAGGTTTTTCTAATCAGACTAAACCGTATTATGCATATAACGATGTCTACTCATTATAGCCTAGTACACAGATGTATGTGGCAGATTCTACTACTTCTATGGCTAACTTAAGGTTACCTAATAAAATAATTTATTCTGAGACTAAAACTGCTAATGAGATTACAGATAGTTGGGCTTAGTTTAAACCTGCCAATTATATGGAAGTAGATAGCCAATACGGACCTGTTACTAATATGAAAGCTTTCGGAGATAAGTTATTCTTCTGGCAAGATTCTGCATTAGGAATAGCATCTGTAAATGATAGATCTTTGATTACAGACAATAATGTTAGTACTCTTACTTTAGGTACTGGAGGAATCCTTACTAGATACGATTATGTATCTACCAATAATGGATCTTCTATATCTAACGATTAGAGTATAGTAGCATCAGATACTTCTCTATATTGGTATGATACGGATAAGAATGAGATATGTTCTTTTTCTGATAGGATACATAAGTTATCTAAAGAAAAAAATGTATAGACTTACTTGAATAACAATCCAGATATTCAAGTACGTACTAGCATATATGATAACAAATTTAACGAAGTACAGATGTGCTTCGATAATGCAGTACTAGTATTTAATGAATATACTTAGAGGTTTACTTCATTTTATACGTTTAATCCTAAAGCTCATCTCAGATTTTCTGATAAGTTATTGTATATATACAATAATAAGATAATGGAAAATGCAAATTTTCCGTTAAATACTATGTAGTCTAAGTTACAGTATGTAGTTAATAAAGATCCATTAGTAACTAAAACATTTGATAATGTTTTCTTCAGTGGCTAGTTCAGAGATATAAATAGCATGTTAATAGATGCAAAGTTTACTACTAAGAATTAGGTTGGTACTATATAGGAAAACTATCTAACTGGAGGATATGCTATAGATTATAGAGAAGATACTTATAGGTTTGCTATAGGTAGAGAAGACATTCATGAAGATGAATTATCACTGCCTGGTAGGTTAAGAGGCAAATATTTGATATGTGATTATACTATTAATTGTGATAATCAACATAATTTCAATCTTCCAAATATTAATACAACATATAGATACTCATTAGTATAATCATGAAAAGTAAAAGAAAAATTAAAGGTATTAAGAAATACCAATACGGTGGAGTAGATTGGCAACGTTAGATGACAGAACAGTTATTAGGAGTACCTAATTTTTCTAAGTACGGTCCTAATGCTGCTCAAAGAGCATCTCTTGGACCTACTGGAAATACATCTACTCCTACTAATAATATAAATATTACAGATATATTAGGTAAAGGTTCAGATATAATAGGAGGTGTGACTAATATAGCCAGTATGTTAGCCGGTCCTTCTACAGCTACTACTAAAGGAGAAGCAGTACAACAATCAATACAAAATGTAATAGGAGGTGCTGCTACTGGAGCTCAGATGGGATCAGTTGCTGGTCCAGTTGGAGCTATTGTAGGCGGTGCTGCAGGATTGGCTACAGGATTAGTAGGTAAGAAGGGTAAAATATCAGGTGGTGGATTCTATGAAGACCCTACTCTTACTCTGGGCACAGGTATACTAGGAGCTATTGGTAATAAGGGTTTAAAACGTAGGTACGAAGCTGCTAAAACTTTAGCAGGGCAACATAGAATTGGAGCTAGTATTGGAGCGCAAGCTCAATAGGAATGGGATGAAGATTATGATCAAAATGTGTATACTATGGAGTTTGGAGGTTAGATTCCTTCTAGCATGGCATATGTAGACGATGGAGAACTAATTAACACACCTCAAGGACAGATACTAGAAGTTCCAGAGGAAGGAAAACCAACAGATAGTAATTTAGTAAATTTACCGGAAGGTAGTAGAGTATTGAGTGATACATTAAAAGTACCAGGAAGTAAAGAAACATTTGCACAAATGGGTAAAAGATTGATGTCTAAACAGAAGACAAAAGGTAAAGATAAATATGCAGAGAATTCTGCAATGCTTAACGAAATAAACGATTAGGCTATTCATGACGAGTTGTTTACTATTCAAGAGATAACTAAGAATAAAAGATCTAAGGTTAAGAACGGTATATAGGCAGCAGCAGACGGTGACATAATTACTGCATCTAATAATGGTAAATATGTTAAAGTTGCAGATAGATTGTATAGACCATGGAATTATTGGGAAGATACGTATGACTCTACAAGATATACTCCTGGTAAATACAGTACTACCAATGCTCCCACTGCTGTAACCAATGATCTTAATCTAGATAATGAAATTCAGAGTAGAGTTCCTGATGAACAAATAACAACTTTAAGAAGAAATACACCTAACTTTTTTACAAATGCTTCTTCTCTTGCTGCTAAAACGTTGGCATCAGATAACTTGGTAAATAGTGGAGAATGGAGAGGTGGAGTACCTTATTGGTTATTATCAGGTTCTGATTATACAACCCCTATTAATAGCACAACGACCGATAACTCTGTAAATATGCCTAACATATCTGTAACTCCAACCAAAACCAGAAGATCTACTAGTACTACAATAAGTAAACCTAATAGAAAATCTATAGTAGAGCCCATTAACAATGAAATAGATCTTAGTGGAGAAGCTATATCAAGAGTAGGAGATGAAGTAATACCTTATGAGACACTAGTTTCTACAGCAGTAAATAATTAGAATAAAAAAGATAACAATAACGAAAACCCTCCTAAAGATAAAAATAATTGGAGAAAAATTTTAGGAGATATCACTTCTAACATATCACAAATAGCTCCGATATTTTCAAATCTAATGGCAAGTCCAGAAAATTTTGAAGCTGTATACAATCCGTATGCTGATAATATTATAAGAACAATGTCTGGTAGAAAATTTGATATTGCACCAGCTAAGAGAGCTATACGAGAAAATAGAGCTATATCAAATTATAATGCCTCCCAATATAATCCTACCACAGGAGCTAATTTAGCATATAGACTATAGAGTCAAATAGCTGCTGACAAGGCTATATCAGATTTATATTCACAGAAAAATAATATAGATAATCAATATAAGAGTGATTATGCAAATACTTTAAATAATCTTGGACAACAATTCGTTGGTTCTAGAAATTTATCCATAGATCAAAATGCTAGAAGTAGAGCTTCTTCTAGAAACATTAATAGAGCAGGATTATCACAATTAAGCAATTACTTCTAGAATAAGGAACTTATGAGAAATCAAAGAAATAGAGATATTGCTATGCTAGAAGCGTATGCTCCATTCTTAGAGGCCGCTTATAAATCTGGAGATTATATTAATTTAATGAAACAATTTAGAAGAGGATAATATGGCAGCAAATATGTATGATCAAGCCGCATAGGCTCAGTTTATAAATACTTATGCTCCGATTAATTTTGGAGAATTATATAGAATTGGGGCAGCCTAGAAAGCTGCTATAGATGAAGCAGCTCAATAGTTTGGAGCTCAACTGTAGAAATTTAATGAATTTTAGTCTCCTTCTCTAATAGATACCCAGAGATATTATGATCTTACTGTAGGTAGAAATGATTTCTAGAATGCTATTAATCAGATGGTATCTAATCCTGATGCATTGAAAGATGCCGCATTTAGATCACAATTACAATCTATGATAAATAGTGTAGATTACGTAGCGTTAAGTAATCTAAAATCTAGTAGAGATGCTATGCTGAAACGTCAAGAAATTAATCAAAAATTAATGTTAGAGAATAGGTTTAACCCTCTATGGCATGACGTAGACTTTGCTAATTATGATACATTAGGCAGTAAGAAAATATTTGATGATATAACTCCTCTTCCTTATATGTCTGTGAGAGAATTAGTAGAGCCTTATGTTAATAACCTTAAAGGTGAATTTCTTGGTTCTAAGAATGGATTCTTATGGAATGGTGTTACTGATGAAATGACAGATGCTCAACTATAGAAAAATTTGTCAAGTATACAGAATACTCCTTAGTACTAGAAATATCTAGAAACATATTAGAAAATGGGGCTTAATCCTGAACAGGCTCAACAACAATTACTTAATGAGATATATACTGCAGGTAGAGAATATACATGGAATAAAGCAGACAGAGATCCTGTAGCTATAGAAAATATGAGGTTACAACGCAAGTATGCGTCTGCTGCTAATACTGCCAATAATTTACTCAATCTTACCAGAGTACTAGAATCAGATGCTACCAGGAATCACTTACTTAGGTTTACCAACCTTACTCCATAGGAAGTGGATGCATTTGCAGAACAAGGTTTTAAAGCCCTTTCTCCTGAAAAGCAACAGGAGGTTCTTAATCTTAAGAATCCAGGTTATGTAGAAAGTAAAATGAAAAATTACTACGATCAGGTACTGAAAGATACAAGAAGGAGAAGTACTGCTGAAAATGCTGTAATTGATCTTATGTCTACTCCTATAAGCTATGAAGCTTCTGATAAGTATGCAGCCTATGGTACTACAGGAAAATAGGATAAAGATGGTTTCTACACAGCAAATAATAGTTCAAATTTCAAGTTAGCCAAAGAATTAGTATATAATACAATTGGAAAAGATGCTGACAAAGGATTATAGAAGTTTATTAGTCTGTGGAATGATGGAAATAATTTCTCTAACTTTAAAATATCTTCTGACCAGAGAATGATATCTGATGGTAATGATATATATATAGTAAAACATGCATACATTCCAGAAGATCAATTACTAAAAGCCAGAATAGATAGAAAATCATTATCAGCTTTAGGTACTCCAGTAACTGTGGATGCAGGTCCTAAAACTACAGAAAGATATGACAATAGAGGAAATTTGGAGAGTACTACCACATCTTCAAGTACTCCTGTAAAAACTATCAGAATTACTGTACTACAGCAATTACCTAGAAGTGGAGAAGCTGCTATAACTTCTGATGCAGCTTGGATGGACAAGAATCTTGGAATACAAACAAAAACACAAGATATACAAGATATGTTATCTTAGGAAGAAAACCTTTAATATAATAACTTATGAAATTTTCTGACGATTTTTTATCAGTAATAAATAGAACTAACGATAGTTAGTTCGGTACAGGTTATTACGGACATATAGATGATGAATATGCCACTCCTATATAGGAACAGGAATCTAATATTTCTGAAGATAAACAAGAAACTAGCCTAGGTATTATAAACAAAGTATCTGCATTTTTGCTAAATCCTATAGCTTCTTCTGTAGTTATTGGTGGTAAGAAACTATTTGAGCCTACTACTACAGAATCTGGAAAAACTACCACATTTGCTGAATAGGCAGTTAATATAAATACTAGAGACGCCTTATCTTTGAACGTTACTTCTAGACAGAAAGAATTAATGGATACTGAAGGTAAATGGTTACCAGAGATTGAAGAAGCGCAGAATTATATATAGGGTTAGAAAGAATATATACAACTCCAAAATCAATTAAAAGCTAATCCACAAAATACAAGTCTCATTCAAGCTTCACAACAGAAACTTGAAGAGTTGTTGAAATTACAAGAAGATATAAAATAGAAAGCTAAGACCAATCCTTATCTAAGTAATGTATTTTATGGAGCTGTAACAGAGTCTGTAAACCCTTTGTTACCAAGTAGAACAATAGAAGCTTCTACAGTAAGGAATCAACTAGCGGAAGGAAGATTATCTCCTTACTATGCTGATTTATCTTGGAAATAGAATAACCCCGATTTTACTAATACATTTCCAACTACAGTTAGCTAGTTAGATATAAAAGCTACTAATTTACAAAAGCAATTATCTGATGCTAAGTTAGAATATGATAGTAAAGATAATGAATTGAAATAGAAACAATAGAGTTTAAAGACAGCGCATTGGTTACATGATCCTCTATTTGGAATTGTTCCGATGCCAATATTTTACAATCCTGAAGTAATCGATCCTATTCTTGATAAGAAACGTGGAGAAGTTTAGATATCTGCTTTAGATCCAACTACTTGGAAGTATGGTATGTTGCATATAGGTAGTAGTGCATCAGAATTATAGGGAATGGGATGGCAAATGCTTACTGCACTTGGTGTGAAATATGGTACCAAATTAGGTGGTGGTCCTTTGGCTTGGGCTGCTGGGGAAGCTGTTGTCAACTCTTTATTTACACGATATTTTAGACATAAAGAAACTGCAGGAGAAGTAATGTCTAATTATGTTGAAAAATTAGCTAATGCTGCTGCAGATGGTAAATTTGATTTATCTACAGTATTGAATGACTATGCTGCTGGTTTGAAAACCATGGGTTACGATGCTGATAAGATGGATGAAATGGAAACATTGTAGTTTGGTTTGGCATATAATATACCTACTAAAGATAATAACTACAATACTTTTGCCAAGGATGCTCGCAAAGGTTTAACGCAGATAGAAGAAACTAATAACGCTTTAGCTCTAGGTGATTATGCTGAAAACTTAGGTTTAAGTTATGGTGGTAAGCTGTTGAATAAATCTATAGGATTCAAAGCTATAATGAACAAGGCTGTAGATTTAGCTACCAAAAACAAGACAACTGCTGCTCTTTTATCTAAACTTAATTCAAAGATAGATAAAGCTGCAGTTAAACTTATGAAAAGTCCTGTGACTAGAATGAAGGCTAAACATGTTAGAGATGCTGGAACAGACATGGCATTAGCTTTAGGTAAGAGATGGTTGTTTGAAAGTACTGAAGAAGGATAGCAAGGAATGATAGGAAGATGGTATTAGGATCTTCCTGATAATGCATAGGTACCAGATACATATAATATATTTAGAGGTGCCGCCACAGCTGGTAGATTAGCTTTAGAAGCTAATTTAGCATATAGAGGTATGCACTGGGACGATAAATATAACACCGATGAACAATTAAAGATAGAAATGGGTATTGGAGGATTTATCGGAGCTCTTATGGGAAGTGGAGCAAATCTAACAAATATCAACGATATCAGACATCAATTACAAGGAGATAATGTAGTAAAAGCATTAGCTGCTAAGGGATTTGAAAATGCTGAAAATAACTTTAAAATAGCTCAATTTCTGGATTACTCTAGAAAAGGTAGAGATATCAACAGTCTCACTACTAGTCTAGAAGATTTCAAAAAGTATAAAACAGAAGGTGTTACAGATGATATGATTGATGATGATATACGTCTTGCAAAAGATGTATCTGCTATTTATAGAAATAAGCTTATTGATCAGAATCTAAAAGATATAGGTGTAGATCGTAAAAAAGATAAATTTTTTGAGAGATTTGTATAGACTACTGTAAGCCTTTATGATAAGTAGAAGGATGCTTCAAGTGCTAAAAACGAAAGTGATAAACGTATAAGTGACATTAATAACTCTATAATAAATAGTGAAGATGTAAATGATTTTAATTCATTTATAAATTCAGAATATGAAGCTTATGTTAACGCACAAAGAAAATAGAATGCAGAACCAATAACAAAGCAGCAATTTAAATCATCAATAGTAAACGCTGTTAGTTCTAGAACTTTGACAGACGCTCTTACTAATCTGAAAAGGGATCTTACATCCAGGAAGAAGACTTTGGAATAGTTAAAAGACGAATATGGAATACAGGTATCTATTACCGGTGTGGAGGGTATGTTAAAGTACATAAACGATTCACTAAAAGATCTACAAGGAGAACAAAATAGTTTAAAATAGAAAGATAAGTGGATCGACCATATAATGTCTAAGGCTCCAGATTTCGGAAATAAATAGGAATTAGAACAAGAAATGGCTATAAATGCATTAAATACTGGCATTCTTAGTAGTTTAGGTGCATAGCTTAATGCTTATACTACAGGTAGACTATCTACAAAAGATAGATATTTAGTAGAAAGTAAACCTATATATTCCAATTTATCAGATGAAGATAAATAGAATGTACTATAGAAATACTCTGAGAAATATAAACAGCAACATAGTACAGATGAAGAACCTACTAAGAAGCAAGTAATAGCCTACTATAATAAGACTATTCAAGATCAATGGAGTGCTCTAGAGAATGATGCTAACGTAGAGTAGACTGAAAGATTTTTAGCTAATTCTTTATTTTTAAGTAATAATAGAAGAGATGTTCAAGAAGAAACATAGGCTAAAACTGAAATTGAACAGGAGACTGGGCACAGAGCTGCTGAAAACGATGGAGAACAAACTTCAGAGCAATTAGCTAATGATAAAGAGCAATCCGATACTCAAGAAAAAGTAATAGACCAACCTGAAATAAAAACCCAAGTAAACAGAGAAAAAAACGATACTCCAGATGAAGTAAATGTTACTACAGAACATACAGCATAGAACAGAACAACTGCTCAAGCCCCTGTAGATTCTGTAGACTCTTCTACTCAAGAACAACCGCCAGTAGATGAGGTATAGTTATCTACATAGGAGGATATAGATAGAATATTAGAGGATACTTTAGAATAGGATCCTAATAAGATATTAATGGAAGATAGTACAGGAATACTTCCAGAAGATAGAGTAGAAACTGACACTCCTACAGAAGCATCTGAATTAGACAGAGTATCGGATGATGCACTGCAAGAAGATGCAATAAGAGCGAAACTAGAACAAGTAGAAGATGGGCAACCTATTGCTGTAGAAGATGGTGTAGAACCTGATATATAGGATCAATCCCCACAATAGGTTATTGAATCTACTGTTGCCGATGAATCCCTGCAACCTACTGTAGAAGAACAAGATAAAGAAGAAAAAATAGATTAGCCTATAGAGGTAGCCACTGCAAAATAGCCTGATGAACCCACTAAGGTAATTGTTACTGCGGAATCATTTGATGGTTCTAATACATAGGATATAACAATTACAATAGAAGAACCATCAAATATGGTGTATTCTGATGGAATTGATGTATGGGTAGGTAATGAAGACCCGTCTCTAGGAACTCATATAGAAGATAGTCAACTAGCTTTACAAAATGCTATGGAAGAACTAGACTCTGTAGATTTGGCAGCTACTACTAGAGCTGCAGAACTATTGGGTCAAAGTGATAAAAGTCCTGGTTTAGACAGTAAGAAAAAAGTAGAAACTAACAGAATTCATTCTACATTCTTCTTTGCATATGATAATACAGAAGTAATGCCTATATAGACCCAAGTAAAAGGTAAATCTGTAGACGTTAAATTCAATGGAACTAGAATGCCTGGTTCTGAATTGTCTAAAAAGTTAGCTATACCAGGTTGGTTATCTAAATAGAAAGTGTACTATATAGTTACAGATTCTAAAGAAACTAGAAAATTAGAAAAAGACGCAGCAGATAGACTTGCTGTGCATATGATTATCGAAGAAGATATAGATGGAAAAAAATATATCTATAATGCTACATTGTATACTCCAGATAAAGCTAGAACTAAGGTAAGAAAATGGGGTGTTCCTACAGATAAACAAAATGAGGAAGTACGTAAATTACGAGAACTTAGAAGAGAGATAATTGGTAAATATATAAGAAAATACGCTCCTAATTATTTTAGTGACCCCAATGTGAATTTACCAACTATCCCTCAAGACGGAATTATTCCAGTAAATTTACGACAAAGCAATGGTTCTATAAACAGCCAATAGGAAGGTAACAATCCTATATACAGATCATTAACAAGTGTGCCTGAATTCGGACTTAGTGCTGATCCGTATGAAATGAGTGACCAAATATTGTCTGGAGAAGTAGAATTTGGTTACGGTAAAGGTCCTTTTCCTCTTGATCCAGCAGATGCATTTACTATAGTATAGTTTGATGGTTCTACTAAGACAAGTGCTTAGGGAACGGGATATGCAGGTAAATTATACATAATTCCAAAAGTAGCCAATACTCCATCTTAGAGAGTTAGTGCTCCAATTATGCTATCTGAGAAAAGACATTTCATACCAGGAGGATCTAGCACCCTTGTTACATCTTATACTCCTAATGGTAAAGCTAAATATGACGATAATGGCAAACGTATACCTCTTACCAGTGCTGAATTAGTATTTAGACTAGTTACCGGTACATTACCAATAAGTAATCAACAGGTATATAAAGATATATTGAATATCTTATGTAATCATGGACCATCTACTATTACTCTTGGTGACTCTCGTGTAGAAAAGTTATCATTTTATGTTAGAAAGACTTTACATTCTTTCTAGAACGAAAAAGGAGAAACCTTTTTGATGTATGGAAGTAGAACTCCTGAAGGATTCTATACTACTAAGTATCTTAAAGTAAAAGATGCTAAAGGTCAACCTGTATTTTCAGAAGCAGAAGCATGGCAAACTATTAGAGATATATCTAATAATATACACTGGAATACTGACAAACAAATGATGCAAGAACCTATTCCAGATAGCATTGTAGAACATGCTATATAGTATATGAATGAATATAAAACAGATTATTATAGAGTACTAAACTGTGATGATCTGATATTCACTATGTAGGATCTAGGACTTACTAAGAACGATAAAGGAGAAGTAGTTAGAGCTCATGAAGAAGCCCCTACATTAATGTCTTGGATGATTAATCATCAAGTAATAAAAACTAGTGTAGGAGAACAAGCATTTAAAGATCCTTTTATATATGCAGATGGAGCGCAAGAAGTAGGAGATCCTACTCCGGTTACCCCTACTATAACTGGACCTACTACTACAGAAACTCCTAGAAAAGATAACGTACCTACTGAAAGTACACAAGATACTGAAATAAAACAAGAAACGATGACTCCAACTAGTAAGCCATCTTCTAAAGACAAACTTCTATCTAAAGATGAAGTATTATCTATGGGTCTTACTCCTAAACCAAGATGGGAATATATCCTTAAAGAGGATGGTACTACTGTAATGTTGCCAAGTCATAATCCAATTATAGCTAAACTGAAGAAAAGTTCAGGTCTTTATTCTACTACAAAAGGAAGAGGTAAGTTTGATGAATAGAAAGCTAGAAAATGGTTAAAAGATAAATTAGGTCTAGATATTGACAATGTATTTGTCACTGGAGCTGTTATGAGAATGGCTGATGCTCCAGAAGTATATGGTTTAATGAAAGCATCTTTTAATAGAATATTCAAAGAATTTAATCCACAGATAGTTTTGTCTGAATAGGCTGGATAGGGTATAGAATATCACGAAGCATTTCACTATGTCAGTCAACTGATTCTTAGTGAAGAACAGAGAAATTAGGTGTATTCGGATTATATAAAAGCTCATCCTGAGTATAAAGGGTACACTAAAGATCAAATGGAAGAAATATTAGCAGAGGAATTCAGAACCTACATGATAAATGAATCTAATATTTCCCCTATATATAGGATGAAAAAATTCTTCAAAGCTTTGTGGAATCTTGTTACATCTTTCCGTAATAGACCTCTTAATGCATAGCAGACATTGTTCCAAGCTATAAGATCTGGTAAATTTAGAAATAGTAAACCGTTTATAGGATAGGAAATACTATCAGAATTTGCTAAAAGACACCCAGAAGGCATGTATTATTATGCTCCTGGTATATCAGATGTTCAACAAAAGTCTACACCGCATATAACTAATGCATCTACTATGTACAATATTATAGAATCATTGAGTAGTACAGCTCTTGCTACTTTGAATATTCGTACTATGGATGACATACGTAATTTGAAGTTAGACGACGTATTTAATATAATATAGTATAACTATGATTATGGAGTATATGATGAAAATCCTACTAATAAACAAATAGTAGAAGATGTATTAAAGAATAAAGAAATATTTGCTAAACAAATTAGAGCTTTCTTACAAGAATTAGGTATTAAGAGTATTGAAAGAGAAGAGACAGAAGTTGCTGAATAGATGCTTAAAGATCCTGGAGATACTTATGATAATATATGGGATAGAAATTCATACGAAATAAGTAAAAAAGCCAATGTAGCATTTAATGCTAAGTTGTTCTTCTATTCTATTCCTAAAAGCAAATTTATTCTTACAGAATATGGAAAGGTCACAGATACTATTAAAGATCCTATCTTTGATATGGATGTAGTTCAACCATTTGATATTACTTGGAATAAAATATTAGAGAATTTATGGTCTTCTAATGACTGGAACGATTTGTTATCAAAAGTAAGAAGGTTAGCGAAATCAGATCCGTTCTTTGCTACCCTCAGAGACTATATAGATAATCCTGAATATCCACTTCCTGAAAATACTATTACTTAGTTGTTAACTACTATACAGAGTGCTAAGAATAGTATGGATACTATTGATATTAAATCCACAGCAAATGTTAATCCTGAATTAGGAAAAAGAACTTGGGAGGTACAAGACAGTGATAACTTAAGAAAAATAGCTAGACTTCCGTCCCAATGGTCGCAGAATTTTATGCTGTCTACTATGATTACTACAGATAGTAAGAACAGATCTGTTATAAATTCTAAAGCTTTAGCAGAAATAACTAAATTAATAAATAGAATAGATTCTGGTCTTAATTTAATATTAAAAGGCAAACGTACTCCTGAAAATATAAAATTGTTTGAAGATATTAAGAATGACTTTCTAGATTTAGTTAATAATCTAGGTATCAATTTTGACAATGATGCTCTTACTTATTTATTAGGTAGTATAAGTACTAAAGAATCTACTGGAATAGATGGTGTAGATGCCTTCAACTTAATATTCAGAACTAAAAATACAGACTCTAAAAATGGAGCAGCCGTAAATTCTATAAGAAACTCTGTATATGAGAATATTAGAGCAATGGCAGCTAATAAAACTTTAGTTACTAAATTTAGAGGAGTGACTATTAGTGCAGATAAGATATTTAATTATTATAATCCAAACAGCGTATTGAACTTAATGGCTATAGCATATGGAGAAACACATCCTACTCCGGAAGAATTTAGTGTAACTGGAGCAGATGGTAGCTTAGTATATCCTATCACATAGAACAACTATATGTCTGATTAGATCAGATGGTTGAACACTAACGCATATGGAAAATTGCAGAACTTAAGCAACACTCCTTATTGCAAGAATAGTCTTATTGTAAAAACACTGCTAGGAAAGAATAAACCTAAATTAAAACTGCATACTTTATTAGCTATTAATGATGAGTTAACAGATACTAGCAGGGATTATTTTGGTATAACTCCATTGGAAGATTATATTACAAAGTTAACTTTATCTGAAAATAATAGATTAGTTTTACCTACCATGTCTGATAAAAAAACATGGTATAGCATAGAGGGAATAGATGTTCCTAAAGATTTTCTACATTCCGTCGTTGCAACTACAAATTTTGAAGGAGAAACAATAGAAGTACCAGTTGATTTTAGATTTAGTAAAAATACTTTAAATATATTCTATAATTATTTTGTAGACGAATTTAATGCTATTACTGAATACTATAACACAAAGTCTGACGTAGAACAAGGAAGATCGAGATATTACTCTAACTATCATGGTAAAATAGGGAAAGATGGTAAAATGAAACCAGGTGGAAATGGTGGTAGATTTAGATATTTTAACCAAATAATAATGCCTGATGGAGAAATACGTTCATTAAATGCTCTATTACAATCTGCAGAAGAAAGTAACGACCCAAAGTTAATTAAGGAGACTTTAGATAATATTAGAAAATTGTTCATAGAAGATGTAGCTGGTATGTATGACATTCTTAATAAAATGTTATTAAGAAGAGTAGATCAAGAAGTAGAAGAAGCTATTAAACTAGGAGTAATATCTAGGGATTAGTCTGGTAAACTTACTTCTGGTAATCTTCCTACTAATATATATGCGAAATATAAAGCATAGTTTCAATCATCTTATGACGATATAAATTCTAATGATGCTATATATAGTATAATAGCTAATTTTGTAACTAATTGCGCAATATCTATAGAAGAAGTAGAAAAGTGTTTTGTTGGAGATCCTGCTTTTTATAAGTGGAAGTCCAGCAAAGAAGTAGGTATATTCTAGAGAGATGTAGATAAAATCAAACGTTTGTCTTCTGTATTGTCTACTGGTACTAATCTTAGAACATACTGGGGAGAAGGAGATCCACGAAATGACACTAAATTTATTAGTGCTGTTATGTAGGATAATAATATAGGATCTGAATACCATGATTCATTGAAATAGATATTTAGAGCATCTTTCATAAGAACTATGTTACAAAAAGAGCATCCAGACATGACGGATAAATAGCTATTTGATGCTACTAAGAATGAAGATAGAATGCAAGAATCTTATGACAGTTTATCTGATGATTCCAAGAAATTTGTTGATAAACAGTCTGAGAAAGCTGCAAATCCTTATGCATATGATGATGAGAATAATAGTGGTAATATAAATCAAGCAGATGCTGCTGTATATATCAGACCAGCTATGTATAAGAGAATTATGCAAGCTTTAGGAGAATGGTCTCCTGAGATAGAAGAAGCATATAATATACTAGAATCTTCAGATGATGTTCTTAGTAATCCAGAATTGTATAGTAAAGCTCTAAGAGCATCAATAAAACCATTAAAGATGATGTATTTTGGCGATTACTATGATTCTGTAGCTAAATTAAATGTGCCTACCTTCGATAAAATGGCATTATTTCCTATGTTTAAAATACTAGCCAAAGCAGATAATAAGTATTTATACGACAGAATGAATAATGAAGAATTAGGTGTAATAGACATGTTATTGTTTGAATCTGCAGTTAAGGTCGGTGCTCCTCAAGATAAGTTCAGAGCCTATAATGACAACAGAAATACAAGTTTCAACAAAGAAGGCTTAAATAAGCCATCTACCATGATAGTTACGAATGGTAATGCTGTTGAAAGACTTAATGATGGATTAACAACTAGAATTCAAGATATTAAACAATTAAGATTGCAGCTTAATACAGATCCACATGAACATACAGATAGATCATTCGGTACTCAAGCGATAAAAATTGGTATGGGTAATGTAGTAGATGATAGATACTATGGTCATAACAAAGGAAAGCATGTATCTGGATCTCAAATAAAAAAGGATATATTTGGTTGTATTAAAGCATTGTCTACATTAGGTTATACTTCCTTAAAAGGAGGAACTATTAATGGAAAGAAAAAGAAAGGTAGATTCTTCAAATTAGATGGTTCTATAGATAAAGCTGCTTTATCTAGATATTTAGTAGAAGAAGCTACTGGAAATGGAATGTCTCAAGAAATAATAGATGCACTAAAACTTGACAGTAAGGGTAACTTTAAAGCTCCTATAGCAGCACTTAGCGTTCGTAATTGGATTGAAAGTAAAATAATTTCTTTAATAAATAAAGAAGTAATAGACGTAAATACTCCAGGAGGTTCTGCTATTCAAATGGCATCATTTGGTTTTAAAGCTAATGATGTAATAACAGATGCTAACGAAGATACTAGACCTTTCAATGATGGCAAAAAACTTAGTTTCGATCCTAAAAGAGGTAGTATGGAAGTAATGCTTAGTACTAACTTCTTTAGAGATGTAGTACCATAGGATGTATAGGAATAGGGTTACGTAGCAATAAAAAGATGGTTGCTGGATAATAATATAATAGGTAGTCAAAGTGATCCGTATGGTATAGGTTATCGTATACCTACTCAGGGTTTGTCATCTACTTTCTCTTTCATAGTAGCTGATGTTTTACCAGCATAGACCGGAGATACCATAGTAGTACCTGATGAATTTACTGCTATGACTGGTTCTGACTTTGATATTGATAAATTGTATATAGCTACATATTCGTATGATCCTAATACGCATTAGAGATATACTTGGAAAGAAGATGCTAAAACTTATTCTGACCAATCTAAAGGAGCTTTGATAAATAAATTGTTAGATAGTTATACTCTAGTAATATCTGATGAAAAAACATTGTCTGAAACTAGAGCATCTATTGATACATTGACCGGTATCCTTACTAAAGAAATACTTCCAAAAGTAAGTGTAGACGAGATGAAGGAAGCAGATTATATGTATGAATTAATGCCATCATTCCAAGAGTATAGAAAGATGGAGTATACTTGGGGTAAAGCTGGTATAGCACCTTTTGCTCTTAATTCTACTAACCATTGCTTGACTCAAGCTACACATCTACATATGAAATTTTCACATAACAATATTTATGGTCTTGGTCAATTTGATGAAATCAATGGATAGGATGGTTTCAAAATATTAGACTGGTTATCTGCAATGATTAATGCTCATGTCGATGTAGCTAAAGATCCTTACATTATTAAACTTAATGTGAACCAAGTAACATATAATATGACTAGTTTATTATTACGTGGTGGAAAGGGAGAAAACACGTTCTTCTTCCTAGCTCAACCTATATTAAAGGAATTTGCTAATATTAAGATTGCCAATAACGGTGCTATTGGATCTAAACAGTAGTATGATAATACTATAATTAGTAGATTGATAGACAAATATACTAGAATGTTAAATAATTATCCTATATCATAGTCTTATAAGGAATCTGTTCTTAAGATAACAGATGAAGATAGAAAATTAGCATTTGATAAGGATAAATTGTCTCGTACATTAGACGCATTTAGAAGAGGCTAGGTAACTCCACAGGATATTAAAATGTAGTTAATCGTACTTACAGCTTACAATGAATTAAGTGGAGATGCTCAAACTATGGCAGACTTAGTTCAACGTTCTCAGATAGATACCAAAAAGTATGGTAATAACATTACTCAATTATAGAACTTTTATAATTCATATCAGACATTTATAAAAGACCATCAACAGGACTTCTCTACTCCTGATACTGAAGGTAGAGAGGATCTTAATGGGCTTGAGGACTACTTTAATAAGACGTTCTTAAATAAGAAATTAGTATATGCTATGGATTTAGCTAATAATATACTTAAAACTCAAGTATTTGGAGCTACCAATGGTTATAAGACTATATTCACAAGTATAATGCATAATTTAAGAGGTGGTAATTATCCATAGCAAGTTAATGGCTCTCTTTCTATATAGTTATATAGACCTACTAGTAATAAAGAATTAGTGAAAAAAATAAATGAGAAAGTAGAGAGTATAATTCGTGCTAAAGTAGTGATAGCTGGTACTGATATTAGATTGTCTGATGAACAGTTAAACAACATGGCATTTGGTAAGGACAATATAGCTAGCAGACTTAATGCTGTCAAGAATTATATTAGAAAGAATAAATAGGATCCTAATTTAGTTACTTTAGTAGATGAATAGGGCAATATTACTAACGATTTATTAAATTATCTACAAGGTATTACCATATCTAATAAAAACAAAGCTAACAAAATAGTTACTGCTACTTCTTCTTTAAATAATTCGAGATATTATGAAGATAGACTTAGGTCAGCATTTTACGATCTTCTTACAAATGATGACGAAATGGTCAGAAAGTTGGCAGAAGATTTGGTAAAATATGCATTTGTTACTAGTTATGATAATAGAACTCCTAATTCATTCTTCAATGTAGTTCCAATGGAATACAAACAATAGATTGGATATTTAGATTCTATAAAAGATGCAATGAACAAATTGATAAGGAATGATATAGATATAATTTAGGATGCTTCTACTTTAGAAGAGCTAACAGATTCTATCTATCTAAATATGGTAAGAAATTACTGGGCAGATAATGATGTAGTTCCACTGTATATACCAAAAGTAGATGTTAGATATGGAGAAGAATCTAAATCTAATACCATGTATCTAGCTAGTTCTAAAGACCGTACTAATAGTTCTGTGAATACTGTGTTTATTGCATTAGGTAGATCAGACATAAATAAGAACAATAAGTTCGTAAAAATAGGAGGTTCTAGATCTACTAACACTGTATTATACCAAAGATCTGGACAAATAGTAGATGCAGACGGTAATACTATTGGTATTGTATATGTTGCTATACCTAAGTTAGGTTTCAATAATGGAGCAAGTTCTATATACGAGTTGTATAAAAATGGTACAGAACAATCTGCATTCGAGAATAACAAGTTTACAGACACAATGATCAAACAAACCGTTGAGGATATAGATAGTATAGTAGATAAATATATTAAAACTATTAAAGACTCACAGTTTGTTAAGGATGAGTAGTATTCTAATATTGAAGTTGGTAAGACTTAGGAATATTCCAATTTAGATCAAGAACTTCAAAATGAATTAATTGAATCATTTGGAGATAGTGGAATACAATCTGATCCTGAATCAATTGATAGTGATCCTTCTTTAAGTTTTATAGATACTTCGGATAATTCTACTACAATAGAAGATTTTGGTGAAATAGATCAAATGTTAGGAGGAATTGAAGAAGCTAATGATACATTTGGAGAAGATTATGCAATGCCTGACGAATCCTATTTTGATTCTACAGAGTTAGTAGATGATATTATAGGATCCTTGTAGGACTCTGAAACAGGTATTACAGAAGTAAATGAGTATCTGAATAACCTTAAAGAAGAAGGTAAAAAACGTAAAAAACATTGTAAGAAATCATGACGTGTTTAAGAACAGAATTGCCTGAAATAAAGGCATAGTTAAAAGAGTATACTGACATATTAGGTAGCTACGATGCTGCCTATTATGTCTTATCTGAAAATAATGGTTATGGTTTAGAATTAGACAATTAGGGTCAAGACTCTAAACTATATTAGGATCTTTTAAGTCATTTCAACAATGATTCTAAGATGGCTATCAGAGAAAAATCTAAGATATTTTTAAGTAATTTTAGAAATGTTTATAAAGATTTAACTGCAGAACCTACAATGCAACAGGTACTAGAATACCAAACTCAAGATTCTTTAAGTGAAGAAGCCAAATCCTTCTTTGATACAGATAAAGATTTAAGAGAACGAGTAGATCAAGCTTACAATGACTTAGAAACAGGTTTAAAACAAACAGAAAGTAATTATGATTCTAAAGATAAGGCAGAATTAGACGCTATTTTAAAAGATATAAATACTAAAATATTGAAAGGTTTGCAAGCTAGACTACGAGTAAATACTAATCCTGATCCTGAACTTAGAACTAAAATAAAGAAAGAATCAGAATGGTTAATTGCAAATATTAGCGAAGGTCTTAAATCAGATTTAGATAACATTAATGAATTTTTAGCTAATTTAAGATTTGAATTGCGACCTACTTTCGAATATCTCGTTAATGTCCGTAGGAAAGGACTGGACATAGATGATACTAAATTAAATGATTTAGATTAGAACTTCTTTGGTTTCTACAATGATATAGTAGATGAGATAGTAAGTCAGTTAATATACAAAGAGAATTATAGAGAAATCATAGGAAAGGATAGTAGTGGAGAATATATATTAGACAGAATGCTTAAGAGAGCTAAAGACTACTAGGCTATGCTTACTGATGGTTATTCTATAGTAAAAGGTAAAATAGCAGACAATGCTAGAGAGAACTTAAAGTAGGTAGGGTTAGAAGTAAAAGCCTCTACTATATATGATTACTCTAAATCAAATCCATCTCCATCTCAAAGAGATATAGCTTGGCTTACTTATATGATTGGTGCTGGTGATAAAATAAACAATGATTCTATTAAGACAATATTCTACTTGATTAATAAAGCAGAAGAAGAAACAAATAGAAATACCTACTAGGTTATAAGAAAACTTGAGGATTTACTTAGTAAAGCTGGAAAATATAATCAGAGAATGTTATTTGAAGTAGATGACGATGGTAATACTACTGGTTATATAGTACGAGCTAGAAACTATGGTAAATTTGAAAAAAACTATGCAGATGCTATGAAAAAAATAGCATCAGAATTAGGTGTAGATCTTACTGATATAAAAGCTCCAGAAAATAGATAGCTGCGTATTGAGTATAATAAGAGAAGAAATGAATGGTTATCTAAACATACAGATAGAAGATATACTAAAGAATATTACGATATGTTTAACCATCTAAGTGAAAGTACTGTAGCCGCTAGAGAGGAAATTCAATTAAAAATACGTCAATTAGTAGATAAAACCAGAGACTCTGTTGGTATAGCTCACTTAGATAGATTGAGTGATAAAGAATATAACACTTATAGAGCTTATATTCTTGAAAAGAAACAGTTAGCTAGTATCTATGATACTACAGGTATTAAAAAGCAAGGAGAGAAGCTTAAAATAGCTGAAGAATTATAGGAACTAAATAAAAAGTTGTCTGAAGGTCTTACTATGACTAAGAATAGTAAAGCGTATGAAGAAGAAAAAGCTAGAGTTATGGCTGATCCAAATCTAACAAAAGAACAAAAACAGAAATGGTTAGAACGAAATTCTCAAGTACGCTATAAAGACGAGTTTTATAAGAAATTAGAAAAGCTAGAAAAAAAATATTACGGTCCTGTATATGCAGAACTACAAGAAAGACGTAGATCTATATTAAATCAACATAGAGATGACATGACAGGCGACATAGATATAGATCACATGTCTGCTAATGCCAAAGCAGCAATATAGCGTTTGTCTAGATAGATGTCTATTATTAGAAAGAATAAAAAAGTAGAAATATAGGAAGGAGATGCTAAATTTGAAGATATAGCAGAAACAGTTCCTACGGAATAGTGGTATAGAGATCTTAAAAAGTATTACTATAATGTAGTATTAGAAGATCCAGAATCTGCTGAAATGTGGCTAAGAGCTAATGCTTATGACATTAAAAATCCAAAAGCGTGGTATACAAAAGTAGTACCAAAGGATAAAAGTTTGATAGAATATGCTCCTAATAGTAACTGGTTAGAGGTATCTAAAGAATCCAAATTCTACAATAAATCTTACTACGAGACTTAGGAAAAGTATCCAGATTTACAGAACGAATATTGGATACCAAAATCTAAAGTAATAGAAGATGGTAAAGTAATTGAGTCTTACGATAACAGTGAGAATTATCATAAAGTAATGAATAATGAGGCTCTAAAGAACCTTAGACAAGCTATCTTAGATGTTATAAAAGAATCTAATGATAAGTTAACTAACCTACATAAGACTTATCCTTATAGAGTTCCACAGAAATCTGGTAGTTTATTAAAATATATACATGCTGGTTGGAAAAGAAATTATATATCTGGAGCATTTAAAGGATTTATTGATTATTGGAAAGATCTTATATCATGCAGAAATGATGATGTTGGTTTTAATAGAGCTCTTACTAAACCTAATGGGGAGAGATTAAATGTAATACCTCAATATTATCTTAAAAGATTAGATAATCCTGAATATTTAACTGCAGATTTAGTTGGATCAGTAATATAGTTCTATAAATCATGTGAAAGTTGGAAAAATAAAACTCAAATACAACCTAGAATAGAAATATTAAAAAGATACGTACAAGGTATTAAATATACTAATAAAAGAGGAGAAGAAAAAACTGGAAATAGTAATACATATAAATTCGTTAAAAGTTTTATAGACATGAATTTGTATGATATAAAAACTCAAGATGTTAGTGTAAGATATGGAGATAATCCTACTGGAAAAGTATTAGGTTTGATTCCATATAAAGGCAATGTTTTTGGACTTACTTATGATATAAGTAAACCAAGAGAGATTAATATTACAAAGATGTTGTCTATACTTAAAATGTTAGGTACTCTTAGAAATCTAGGTTTAAATTTTGCTTGTGCTTTAACAGGAGCTTATACAGCTTTACATTAGCATATTACAAACATGTTAATACAAAGATATTATAATCCTATAGACGCTGGTCATGCTTTCTTTGATATAGTAGCAGATTCATTTTTTGCTATATCGAACGTTCTGGGAGTTTCTAGGAAAAAAACATTCATAACTCAAGCTATGGAACTTTTCGAAATAGGAGCAGAAATCAATCCAAATGCTACAAACAGAATATAGTTAGTTAATGCTGTTACTAAGCATTGGGCGTTTGGTCCATATTCTCTAATGGATCATACAATAAAGGGATAGATACTAGCTTCTGTAATGCATAACTTTAAGTTAGTAGAAGAAGACGGTAAAAAAATTTTTATGAGTAGAGAGGAATACAAACGTAAACATAAACTTCCCACTTATGCTCCAGGAGATTATATGGATTGGAATCTTGGAAATAAAACTTCATTTTATGATGCTGTAGAATTTGTAGGCGGTAAAATGGTAGCAAAAGATAAATCAAACTAGAAAGCAGTAGATGAGGCTATGAATAAAATAGCTTACATTGCTAAAACTCTAGCACAATCAGCCGATGGTCAGCTTACCTCTTTACAAAAGCCTGTGATTTTGGCTAATTGGGCAGGATAGTTTTTTATGATGCACAGACAATATTTACCAGTTGTTTTGCAAGAGAGATGGTTAATGACAAGACAATGGGATTATCAAGCTTAGAGATACAGAGAAGGAGTATTCAAAACGGTAGTAAGATTATTTGATAATGCCATAGAAAATAATGAGAACGTAATTAAGACCTATAAAAGACTCAATCAGGAAGATCCTCTAGTAAGAGAAAATTTGGCTAGATTAGTTTTTGAAGGTATATTATATGGAGGTCTTGTTTGGTTTCTTAGGCCGCTATTAGAGCAATCAGCGGACGACGACAAGAAAAACATCATTAAACAACTACTGGCATATACTATAATAAGATCGCAATTTGAAACACTAGCTCCATATAATCTTCTAGATATGGCAGCTATTATCAAATCACCTTCTGCTATTACAGATTATGTTGGTAATATGTTTGAATTGTTCTCTAATCCAGCTAGTATATTGTGGGAGAGGATTAAGCATTGGTGGTTAGATGAAACATATTATGATGCTACTATTAAGCGAGGTGCTTATAAAGGATGGACCGAATCGGAGCGTAATCTTTTAAAACTTACTCCATTTAAGAATATATAGGAATTAAAAGATATACAAAGTAAAAGAAATTACTACAAAAAGTAGATATTAGGAGAATAAATAGTTAAGGGCTGTTTCACAACAGCCCTTTTTATTCAAACCTTTTATTCAAATCTGTTATCGTATTATAGACAACTTCTTTGATTTCTTTATTTCTATCTCCCCAGAATTGGAATATAGGATACCAATCAGTAATACCAAATCCCAAATTTCCAGTTTGTTTATAATCTTCAAGTTCTCTACTATCTTCAGACTTTAAAGTAAATATAGTATGTTTAACAGAATTAATATCGAATAATCTTTTGTTAAAATATGTTTTTTCACAAGTTAACCAGCCTTCAATATCTTTTTCTTCTTCAATATTGTTGAATATATAGTCTAAATAAATAAAACCCTTAGAATATTCATTGTAAAGACTAGTATATAGTCCTTTAAATGATTTATGTTCTAAGGGTTTCCTTTTATTTAATACTCTGGGAGATAGTAGAATTATTTCAGGCGTCAATTCCATCTTCTACACAATCTTCTCCGTCTACTTCTACTGTAGAATACTTTGCTTCTTCTTCAGTATTATCAACAATAACATTGTTATACATAGCTTCAATAGCGCTCTCATCAGAGCCTTTCAATTGTTTTAGTTTTTTATAGTTCTTCAGTTCCATTTCCTTCGTAATATTCACGAGTATGGTCCCAATTTCCTGTCTGATAATGGTATGAAATTTCTGTTAAAGTATTTGCTATTAGGTCTTTACGGTCCAATAACTCTTTTTCGTTTAACATATTAAATACTCTTACTTCATTATTACCATTGCTTTGAATTGCAATAATGTATGCTTCTAAATCAAATTCCTCTATATTATATCCTAGATCAGACATATACCATGTAAGAGCTAAAATATAGAATGCAATTTGTCTATAGTAGTCATATTCTTCTACAGAATGCTTAAAATTATAAACATCTGCTGTAGTTTTTAAGTCTATAAGGATTATCTTCTTATTAACAAAATCAATTTTAACTCTGTCTAATAAGGACTTACAAGATACTCCTTGTTTTGTTGCTTCCCAGTTTATATGAAACTCATTATTACAGTCCCAACCAGGATTATTTGTAAGTAAATCTTTTGCTTTTTTATGATTATTAATATTCTCTTCTATTCGTTTAAGCATATTTAAATCAGCAAATGATATTACTGTAAATGTTTGATTTTTATCTAAAAATTCAATATACTCTGCAAACTTGAGTTGTAACTCTTTTGCTTTCTTTAACATGGCATCTTTAGACATATTATTGCCAGAGTATGCAGATTTATATGCATCTAGTAATTTATCTTCTTCTAATAATTCTGTAGAATGAAAATAACGTTCACAAAATGCAATCTGCTGTGCTGTTTTAGGCTTCTCATAGTCAATAATCATATAATTATGCCAGAATTCATCTGGCTGAAGTAAGTACATGTGTATCATAGTACCTTTTTCAAGATACTTTCCACTTATACCCTCTTCTTTACCGTCAAGCATATCCTTGAGGTAACGTGGTCCTTTTTTCAAGAACCACCCTATTGCTGAATTTGATATTCGCGTGTTATCTTCATAATACGGAATTTCTATTTTCATGCTGCTTCTTCTAATTCTAATTTAGGAGTATCTTCTTCCTCATCATAATCACTACAGAAACTCCCAGAAGTATTCCATTCATTATTGTCTTCTTCTAGAGCTTCTATAAACTCTTTCTGCATATCAAGAAAAGTATTACACTCTTCTAGAGTAAGAGGTTTATTTCCATTTAGTTTAAAATAATCTCTTATAACAAGTCTTAAATACTCTATAAATTCAGTTTTTAATGTAATTTCTTCTTGTGTCATAAAATCTAATGTTACTATATTTAAATCTTCCTTAAAATTATAACTATTATCTAGTATAGAACAGTTATATTTTCTGTGATTTATATTAGATACTCCTTCGTGCCAATGTCCAAATAAATGAACTTTGGCTTTACCAAAAGTATAATGCCCTAATGCGTTATTATAATTAGGATTATCGTGAGTAATTAGTATATCGCATTTTGGTATCTTATTATATAGTTCATTATCTTGCAATTCAAATGCCCACCTTCCTTGCTGAAACAAAATAGGATTTATCCATGGTGTTCCGTAGAAACTAATTCCTTTATAAGTATAAGACTCATCAATAAGCATTTCTACTTTATCATTAGTTATAGCTCTCATAAGTGCTTTAACTACTTCCCATGTTCCTTCAATATACATTCTTTCAAGATAGAAATCATGATTTCCAGGTACTATTATTACTTTATTGCACGGTAAATTATTTATCCATTTAATAAAGTCTTCAGTAAACCATTTATCAGATTCTTTTATATCTCTCTGAATATTTAAAGGAACTATATCACCACAAATGCACAATACATCGCACTTAGGAATCTCATTATATAGATTCCCGTGTATATCACTAATTCCACATATTTTCATATTGTAAGAATTTAGTAAGTTTATAAATAAGTATTGAATAAAATAGTATCATTAGAATAGATCTTCAATTATTTCATCCTCATTAGAAATATTAGTTCCTGTTCTTATTACTCCATTTAAGCTAAGATTCATATCTTTAGCTAATTCATCTAATGGAATATCTTCGAAGAGAACAACTTCATCTAAGAATGCTGAAATATTATCAAATGATTTAACTTCCATATGCTCGACAATGAAGTTCACGACTTCATCTATATTCTTTATTCCTTTATCTTCTGCCATACAGCGTACAAATACAGAATTAGAGTTTGCTTTGTATTCTTTAAAATAACGAACACGTGAACAACGATCAAAGAAGTTATCGTCTATCTGATCTGTTTTGTTACAGGTCATCAATACTAGTTTTTTAGATGTAGCTTCCACACCGTCTAAGAATCCTAATAGATCCTTAGTTTCCCACCAATAAGTGTTTTTTTCAATCTCATCAAACATAACTACTACAGGAGTAGTAAAATGTTTAAAGAAACTAGTAAGTTTATTAGCAGGGTAGTCGTTTGCGACTATGATAATAGGTAAATTACTTTCTAGGGCAATACGTTTAGAGAGCATTGTTTTGCCTGTACCTTTAGTACCTGCAAGTAATATACCGGTTGTCTTTCCAGAATTATCAGAATTAAAATAACTTAATACACGTTTGATAAATTTATTATCTTCTTCTAGTTTGTATAATTTCTTTGGCATGTTCAAATCACCATTTTCTTTGAGATAAGATCTACCTTGCATTCTATCATACTCTAGATCGTATACTTTGTTACTTATGAGTTCATAAGAAATACCTTCTAACTTAGGTTTAACTGTAATCTCATTTCCGATCTTAATAAATTCTGCCATAATATTCATTTTTTATGTTTTCAACTTGCTGATTAACTCATCAACTTGTTTCTGTGTATGTACCACATAAAACGCTGTATTAGGTTCATGTGTGTACAAATAGTAGTTAAATAACTTTTCACGCAAAGCCCATGTATCATTTGGATAGCCTTTGCATTCAATAATAAACTTATCACCTACAAAATCAGGTTTATAAGTTATTGCCCTATATTTCTTATCACCAAAAGTAAAAGCTGGAAGCAGTTCGTATCGTTGAGTTTCATACTCAGCTTTAATATTTGACTCTTCCAGCTTCTTATATGTATATGTCTCAAGTTTGCTTTTAAACCTAATACCATTATACTCATTTGGTGTTGCATTGCGAATTTTGCTTTCGCTAGGCTTATTTCTTTTCCTCTACGTCATTAGTAATATTAGATTTTCTGGAAATAGTTTTCCTTTCTGCGGTGAACCATATCATTTGTTAATATTTTTAGTTAACCAATTTTTTACTTTTTCAAATCCATTAGCTTTAATAGCATCAGATATATCCTTTGCCTTAAATTTCTTATGGATTAACATACCTTCTAAGCCTGTTTTTTGACTCATTTTACGAAGATATTTTACTCCAGCTCTGTCACGATCAAATAATATAATAATGCGCTTAAAACGCTTCTTAAGTCTATCTAATACCTTTTCAGGTATAAAGGTTGATTCTGAAGACGGAGATATTGCTGGTATTCCCATTTCGTATAAACACATGACGTCTTTCATACTCTTTGTAATAATGAGTATATCTCCAGTCTTAGGTAACTGTTTATAACCTTGAATATCTAATTCAGTTAGGTTATTACGCCATTTTGTATATTTGTCGGCTAAAGGTTTATATATCTTAAAATGATTATAAACTTTATATGCATACATTGGATTATCTTCTTTGTAAACGCTTTTTACTATGCCGTTGCATAGGTAGTACTTTATACTACTTACTCCAAACTTCTTTAAAGTATCTACCGTAATATTAAACTGCTTCCAGTAATTGATGTCAGTATCAGTGAAATTCTGACGTACTACACCAATTACTGTTTCAGTTGACGGTATATATTGCTTAGAGCTAACTAATTGCGTATCTTTAGTAATTTTAAGTTTCTGAATAATATCCTTAAGTATATCATTATAATTTGTTAATCCAGTATAAATACTTACAAATTTAATAACGTTACCGCATTCTCCAGTTCCATGATCTTTAAACATTAACTGTTTACTAGTTCTACTATAGAAACATCCAAATGATGGGTTTCTATCTTTACGAAATGGACTATTGTAAATCATCCCTACTTTAAAATTACCTATATACGCAGCATATATATCATACTCCGTTACTTTAGAAAGTATATAATCTAAAGTAATATTATCATCATCGTTTATTATTTTCGTTGTATCGTAAATCATATGATATATTTTTAGTAGGAGTATAGAGATTCGAACTCTATAATAAATAAGAAATATATCTTTTTTCTTATTTATGCCATGTTCTAGAATATCTAGAACTCCTATTTAAAAACGTAGGTTGTGCACTATTATGTGTCACTCATTTTTCATAGTGCAGTGCACTAACCTACGTATTCCTAGCTTATGCTCTAGGTAGCAACTATTATTTTATTTTCTTCTTTAAAAAGGAAGATCACCTGTTGGATCAGAAGATGTTTCCATTAGAGGATTAGTATCCTTAGTTTCTACATCTGCTATTACAGGTTTAGTAAACTGGTCTATACTCAATTCTGCAATTTTACTCTTTTCTCCTTCAGGAAGATTCATTGGTTCAATAAAAGTAAACTTACAATAATTAGGCAATGTAGTATATCCCTTTTTATTATATACTATCTTTACTCTAAGTAAAATATTCTTGTTTGCTGCATTTAGCATCATAGCAACCCAATCAACAAAGTCTTTATAAGAAGAACCAGCAAATACTAGTGCCTCTTTAGGATAGAAACATTCAAGAATTTGCATAATTCTCTTAACTTGTTTACTACCTCTGGTTTGACATTCCTCATCAGATTCTCCAGGTTTCTTAGTAGATTCCCATTCTGTATGAGTTAAATCTTGTCCTTCTTTAGTAAATTTTACTTCAAGAAAGATATTTCCGTTAATAGACTTGTCAACTTTTGCTCCTACAAGCTGTACGTCTTCATGAATACCTGCTTCTAAGTATTTACTTTTTAAAACGTCTGTAGTCTCTATTTTGTTTGCTAATTCTGTGCTATAAATCATAACTTAATCATTTTTTATTCAGGTAAATAAATTTTGTCCCAATAAGTAGTAATTACATTATCTGCATCACTTTCTGCTACTACTATATTCTTTCCTCTTAGATGAGGTGCTCTTGCTTCTCTTACAGAATTATCTCCTCCTTCAAAAGAAATATGAGTTTCATTCTTCTTTCTATATACATAGCCTACTGCATCCGCTTCACCACATATAATATTTGCAAGTTTACCTACTAAATCAAGAGACATTTCAGATAATTCTTCTCCTTCTTTATTAATCATCTTATCTTTTAAGTGACCAATTAAGATTAAATTATCGCATAGTTCTTTAAACATATCTATTACTTTTCTTACAGCTTGTTGTAAATATAAGTAACCAGATCCATTTGGCAGTGTTCTAACATCAGAACCAGTATAACCTTTCCCCATTGGAGTAGCCTTATACAATTGTACTGCAAAACTCATGCACATTTCTTCTAATCTAGAAGCATTATCTATAGTAATATACTTATAAGGTTTCTTACCTGTTTGTTTAATTTCTTCTTTAATAGCACTAGCTATATCTCCTAAATCCTTTACGGATCTAGCTTGTACAGCTAATGCTTCCAAAAACTCTGATCCTCCTTCTAAGTCTATAATTAGATTGTTGTCTAATCTAGATACTAAAGTAGTTTTACCAGCTTTTGGTTTGCCAAATAGTATTAAAAATCTAGGATTTTCTACCTTGGCTTTTATCTTTTCTTTTGGTAATACAATCATAAAGCTTATTTATGTTATATTCCTCTGATAAGTTTCTGATAAGTTTCTGATATATGGAATAATTATTTTATTAGAATAAACCACGATTTTTAATCTTAATCGTGATATTGATAATAGTTTTCTTAGTTTTAGGTTTCAAATGGTTTAATGAACCTGGCATGATTGGAATAATATCGTATCCAATCTGTACGAAATTATCGAAGATCTTAATAGGAGTACCAAATTCGTCTTCAAAGTCATAATCTTTCTCAAACGGATAGTTTTCTTTAGCAAATATATCAAGAGCATTAATTGCTTTAAAGAATTCTTTCTCAAGATCGAAATTAATAGTATCTTCGTTCCAACACTTAAACGGGCAGTTAGCACATTCTTTAGGAAGCCAGCTAACTTTATGAGTATTGCTCAACCCAAGAGTAATAATATCTCCTGCAGATGCATACTCTACACCATTATTAGAATATGGATAATCAAATTTACTATCTACTGTCAACCAAGGGTAGGCAGTGATTACTCGTTTCAACAAATTATCTTTATAAATTTTTGCAGTATCTTCTTTCTTCGGTAATGTAATTGTATATGTTTTCATAATTTTCAGCCTTTTTTAATTGTTATTACTAAACGAAAATTTCTTTGCTGGTTCTTCGTCTCGTACTGTTTCAATTAAATTATTGTATTTTAGATCGTTATCAAACTCTAATATTGAACATTCGCCTGCATCTCTGTTTTTTAGTATATGCAGATAGACTTTGTTCTTAACTAGTAAACGATTCGGTCCATATTGTTGTATATTGAGTAGTTCTGGTCTATGAATACAAATAACATAATCAGAAGCATGAAATATTGTATCAGCAGAAGAAATATCACTACGCATTGGATAATGCATAGAAGGATTGTTAATTCTATCAGGAGCTTCAATGTTTCGGTTCATCTGTGATAACTGAATTATAGTAGTATTAGGGTATTTTTTTACCTTAATAAATAGTTTCTGTAAATCCGAAATCACTTGCAAGGCAGAAGCTTGACCTTCAACAAGTAATGTATGATCTAATATGATCACAAATCTCTTGCCTTTAGCCTTATTCTCATAGAAGTAATCTATAGTAGAAGCTATATTGTCAACTGTTCCCGGTGTATCTACATAATATATCGGATATGACTTTATTTGTTGAGTTGTTTCTTCAACATTCTCTAATAATTCATCTGTAAGACTATTATTAGCGCTATATAGCTCAGCAGTAGTTTGCCTTAACTTACTGCTTATTTTTCTACCTACTTGCCTAGAACTTAGCATCTCAAAAGAGAAGTTAAGTACTATAACATCCTGATCAGAATTGAGATCTATTAAATCGTTTTCTAACGTATTCACAAATGAAGACTTTCCACTACCAGATATACCTACTATAGTATAAATAGTATTGGGTTCAATTCCTCCCATACATTGAGTATTGAACTTCTTCCACCTTGTCTTAAGAGATTCAATCTCATGATTTTTTCTCTTCTTTATATATTCTACTGCCTCTATAGCTGCAGAAGATATATGACGAAATGTAAGTGTATTAGTAGATATCTGTTCCATAATTATTTTCAATTAATGGTTGTTCTACTTTCATTTGCTCTTCATAGGTTTCCCACTCATGTTGAGTGAGCCATTTCCACATAGTTTTCATATAACCTATTTTTCCAGTAAGCATTTTATTCTCTATCTCAAATTTAAGACAGTTGCATATATGCTGATGCATAGCTTTACTTTTGCCTACTATACGATTATATTCTTTCCTACATTTGTTTACATTAGCTCTTAAGAACCCTTTAGTTCCGTCAGGTCTTATAACATAAACTGGAAATAGGTCATAAAATTCATCAAACATAGATTTATCTTCTTTTAGAAGTTCAATTAATTTTGATGTTTTACTTATGACTTGGCTACTATCAGATTTTGTGATAGTTATTAAACCTTGATTTTCTAACTCTTGTATTTCTTCTTCATTAACTAGGCTGAGAAGTCTCTGAATGTCTTGATTGATGGTTTGATTATCATTCAATACAAGCGTTAGGAATACTAACTGATTAATAGATAAATTTTCAATCCGTTCAAGGATTGAGGTGTCTATTTCTAAAATCATATTCTCATATTTTTTATATGAGCTATGTTTTTTCTGAAATATATTTGATAAGTCTTTGTTAATCCCATAGACTCATTTGTAACGGTTTTAATTCACGGATTATTTTATAGGCTTCCATAATATAGTACCTATAATTAATCTTTCTCTCTTCAATTGGTTTATCATCTAAGTAATTTAATAAAGTAACACCAGACGCAGTAAGCATATTCTGATACTGTTTTTCTGTAGGACATGGAATACTTATATCAAAACGATTAGTATCTTTTTCCTTCCATTTCCATAGATAAGCACCATTAGTACTTGCATAGAAACGATTAGTCCTTTGTTGTTCTTTATTATTATACTCAACATGCCATTGTTTACCAGTTTTTTCAGCCATTAGAAAATCTCTAATATCTTGGCAACCTTTTATAGTTTCTTCTACTGGTACTCCGTTCTTAAAAAAGTTTATTACTGCTTTCGGTATGATCTTCGGAGTTAAACCTTTCCCTAATTTCACAGTAGTAATAAACATACCCTTTTCTTTTACTTTATCATCTTCAGTAATAGCAAAGTAGTCATTTATAGCATATTGATACATAGCCTTAAAACGTTCCTCTTCTAAAGTAAGTTTAGTAAGTTGTTCCCATTCTCTACATACTTTGTTTACACTAACATATACAGATTTTTTAAGTAATACAAACAAACCGTCTGTATTAGCTTGGATGATTCGGCATCCTAATTGGGTTAGTTTTTCAGCTAGCATTAACAATAGAAGCTGACCGTTAATTCGGATTTTCATAACAGCTTCTGGACTATAACAGAAATTATGTGGATTCTGTAAGTTACCTGATAATCCATTGAGAGCAAGCTTTAAGGTTTCGTTTTTAACCTTATTGCCATTGTGTTTAGCTTCGATACGCTCATCTTTAATTTGCTTATATACTTCTAAGAACTCAGGTCCTAAATGTTTAGGATAGAACCCATATTCTATTAGCATACTTGGATATAGTGATGCAACATCTATATCAATGAGCATTTCATCTTCTTTTGGTATAACTATTTCAGGATCATTTACTGAATGAATTCCTCCAACTCCTACAGAATATCTTAGTCCTTCAAATATGAATTTATTTTCATATCCTTTTCTTCCTGGAGATACTATTTGACTTTTCATATCATCTAGTACTCCTTGAAGTATCGGACTGTCATACTTAATAAATGGTAGTATTACCTTATTTAATGGTATTACATCCATTGGAGATCTTAAATCTTTAATATCATACCAGGTTTGACCTGTTTTTTCAAGATATTTCTGTGTTAAAATCTTCATTCCAATGTTTACTCCGTCTTTACTAAGTACTCTTACTCCGTATTCATCTTCAATAGCTAACCTTAAATCTACATCTTTTTTACATCTATTGAGTAATTCCTCAGTAGAATTAACATCATTAATATTATATTCAATCATTGAATCTATCTGATTTTCAGGTAAATCTGCCTGCCAATCTGCAACAAATTCTTGTACATTTTTGTATTGCATTGTTACTTGAATCTCTTTCAAACCTACTCTTAACTTATTACTATAAAGCATAGTAAGAATATCAAACGAATCAAAACAGATCATATATTTCCACTTACTCCATGCTCTAATATCATCTTCGCTAGAAGTAGTAATTACTTTACTTAAATTAAATATAGATCTACATATATCTCTATATCCTTTGTATTTCATTATAATATAATAATCTATTATGTAATTTATAATAGGATTATCGTAATGAAGATTATTATAACCACAAAATAATTTATCAGTATTTAACTGAATTTTCGTAGTATATAAATCTCCGAAAGTATAATCTGTATCAACGGTATGAAAGAAATTAACTAATTCATCTAATTGATTTCTTCTGCAAGATATTTCAAATTTATGCAACTCACCTGTTTCTGTATTTTTTACAGTACAATGGAAAACATTGGGGAATACCTCAATATCATATACATAAACAATCTTATCTCGTATAATCATAATATAATAATGTTAGTTTGTTCCCTATTTCGGATTTGAACCGACGACCTCCCCTAACATATACGAATATATAGTAATACGAATATTACATCAATATATACGAATTACAGGATGCTCTACCACTGAGCTACTAGGGATCCATGAAATTATGCTGCAAGCAATTTTGACTTAGTATAATATATAATATTATTATCTTTACTATCCTGGATTCTAATACCAGTTACATCATCATTGTCTGCATATTTTTTAGCTATTTTCATAGCTTTATTTTTAGCGTCTTCACGAGAAGATGCTTTAAAATAGTCTGTCAAAAAATCATAATCTCTTTGTGGATTATCTTCTGACTTTTTCTGTACTACATACTGAAATGTACGTATATCAGTTTTTTCTTTCACTGATAATTCAGCAGCAGTATACCCTTTCTGAATCTTTTTGTTGACGAATTCAGAAATATGTTTGCGCTCTTTAAGCAGTTGTTCTCGTAATCCTTGCTTAATTCTAATACGCTCCTTTATCTGTTCTTTAGTTAACGTAACAGGTTTTGGTTTTTCAAATAATTTGTTTTTTACAATACGTGTAAATTTACGTTTTTCCTTACTAGTATACTTGATAGTAGGATCATATCCTGCTTCTTTAAGTATTTGTTTAATGCGTTCTTTCTTAGAAAGCTTAGCATTTTTATTCTCATTACGAGATTCTGTTGCTATTTTTGTTGTATATTCTGCTTGACGCTTATCTATATAAATAACTTTTTCCATAATCTTGATAATTTTTATTCTTTATTACTTGTTAAGTAAAATCCTTGTATTTTCTTAGGAGACTTAACGTTACTATTCTCTTTGTACTTTATAGTTACATAATTATAACCTAATATAATATGTTCTATATCTGTACAAGTATTAAGAGCATCGTTTACACGATGCTCAAAATGCTTATTAGTTTCAAATAAACCTTTTCTAATATATTTAGCTTTCATTATGCAACTAAGGCTATAGGAGCAGATTCAATATTTAGTTCTGCACTATTATTGAAATCTTCAAGTTCCTTATTAAGTTTATTAATTTCTAATTGTAATTTATTTTTTAAGTTTGTTATATATGCAGAAGTTAGTTCTTCTGTAATATTCAATCCTTTCTTACTCTTAGCTCGTTTGATCTTAGGATCGATAGTACGTACTTTAGTAAGATGAAATAGTTGTTCAGATTTCTCACTTAGTGAGAAAATAGTAAAATAGTTATTACTAGTAGGAAGCTCTGAAAACTTTTTATATCCCATATTAATACATTGCAGATATAGCTTCATTAGAATGCGTTCTTCTGCCATTTCTTCAATTTTTGTTAAAAGCACCTTCAAATCAAAATTGCGAGTTGCTTCTTTAGATATAACATTTTCATTTTTAATAATATTCCAGTACTTAGTAATTTCTTTACTTAACTCGTCACGACGAGTTTTTGCATATTTAGATGTAATTGATTTCATATTCAAGTGATTTGTTTTTTAAGTTAATACTTGACCGAAATCGTTTACTAGTTTGTCATGCATAACAGATTCAAACTGCTGTCTCTATTAAATAGCGCTCTAATCAACTAAGCTAATGCATGAGAATTAAAAACTACCCAATTCAGCAGTTTTTATAAAAAAGTACCCAATTCAGTACTTAGAAATGTTTAATCATTAGGTCCAATTCAACCTTTTCTGATTTTAACAATTTTGTTATTTAGCTTTCCGATGATCGGTAATATCCGTCCACCACCGAGATCTACACCTACGCCAATCTCGACATCATCGTCAAGACTGTACTCGTGTTTATACTGTTCACGTTGTTCTTCTGCATATTTTTTTGCATTTTCCTGATTGATATATTTAGAATGTAGTTCCCCGTCTGAACAATTCCTCATACTATCAAACAAAATATCTACTACGCAGTCGAAGTCACGTTCTTTTACAGCTTTATCAAGAATACTTTTAGTAATTCCGTCAAAAGCAACATCATTTCTGGATCCATTAGATCCGGTAATTGCGTCTGCTATACGAATTGATGCATCTATAATACTTACCGATTCATAAGAATTACAGCATCTTTGCCACCAAATTGGCCCACGCCCATAATAAAAATAGACGGTTCCATTCTCTTTAATTTGAACCTTTTTAGGAGTTTCAATTACAGCTCCGTTCCGAATCTGAACTTTGCTGAGAATTGTTGGCTCTGAGCAAATAAGTATTCGCAGAAGCTCTACTCTTATAGGAGAAATTCTGCTATTCATAACTTACTTATCCCTGGGCTTGTTCGATAGTTACGTTTACTTCCACCTGATCTTCATTAGTGATCCCACACTGCCGTAAGTACTCTACTTGAGCACGATCCTGTTGGTCCATAATGTTCCGGACAGTTTCTGCAAGTTGCATGTTTTTACGGGCTTGTTCCTCATAGAAATTCAGAATAGATGAGTTATGCATTTTTAAGCATGTATTCAACTGCGGAAGTTCAGAAGGACCAAAGAAAATAGGTCTTGTAGGATTTGTTGGATCGTTCGGCTTGGTTAATGTTGCAATACAGGCCATTACACTTTCCCGGGTTGCTTTCTGGAAATTCGGTTCAGCAAGATCAAATACCAGTGATGGATCCTGAGACTTCGGGTTCAGAATTACCTTTGGATGACCGTCAAAGTCCTTTTCACAAAGTTCAATACCTGTAATATCAATAGGCTTGACTATGAAAATCCGAACATCCTTCCGTAAAGTGTTCTTGTCATTCTGAACATCTTCTTTCCATTTCAGATCTGGGTTGTGCGATACAATTGTATAGATCTGGCTACTAAAGTATTCTCCATACTTTTTACAAACTTGCCGATATCGAGCCATAATAGAAGCTAACTCCGTGTTAGGAGTAACCATTTGTATTTTACTATTTTGTTCCATAAAAAATGTTCCCTTCTTGATTCCGTACTTGATATACCAATACGGATCATTTTTAGTTTTTAAGTTAATAATAAGTTAATGCTCTCCACTGTTCGATTATTTTATAGCATTACAATAATGGTAATGGTGAATTCAATCACATAATCTACTAAGTTTTAATAGAATAAATGTCAATTTATTTGAAAATATCTTCTGATAAAATCTCTGATAAAAAATATGGCAAAGATTGATAAATGTTTATCGTCCCGTGTCGACGGCTAAGATTCAATTCTTTCGATGCTTAGCGCACCTCTCACCGTAATTCTATATCGCGATTGGATGCAATATAGAAAACTAAGTCAATGGCATCTTTTCAGCCTATTAGTGTTTCCGGATACGACAATCTATGCGATTGAAGGTCGTTTTATCTAAACGTTACTAAAACTCACAAGCCCATTGCTTGAAGCATGGCCCACTTGTACCTCTCGGATTTGTTATTTATACTGCGCGAATACTGGGATTTCCACCCTTCATCATCTCCTTGCTGCTCAATTGCTCTTGCTATTGAGTCAAAATGTACTTAGCCCTTTAATCTACCGAGACAGGGTGATTGGCTGCAGGTTATTAACGATTCAGCGTTCTCTTTACACGTTTATTTGCGGTAAACGTTTTAGGAGTGTCTAATGTCAGCGTAACGGTTGGCAGTCTAAGGGTGACTCGTACTCCATGCGGTCTATCTTACAACTGATAATTTGCTACTTCTGTACTATCATTGAACTTCCTTAATTATATGTGACCATAGCCTTCCTTCACTATGCGTCGATTAATAATATGTTAACTATCTCTTAGAACAGATTTAACTAGGCCGGTTCTATTCGGCATTAACTTTCAGATGCAGTAGAGTAACATCATCTGTTCACAATCTTACCTCTCTGGTTCCAGGGTTCTAAGCTGGAGCAGCTTGGCTCTTACTTGTTAATCTATTGTTTTTGACTACTACTAATATCTCCTACTCTGGAATGAGTGTGATAATCTAGTAATACGCCTTTTACATATCTTGAAAGGTATAAGCTCTGCTGTTTTTTAGAAGGAGTTCCAAAGCTTCTCCTTAGTATTATTTTATGTCATAATCGTACTTGCTAAAGGTACGTGACAACTAGAATCAGGGTTATTGCGCCCTCAAACCGCTTAGACATCTTTGTCTATTCATTCCTCATTCAATTATACTCACACGAACGAATAAGCACGTGAGTCACTTTAGACTTGAAAGACGGTATCAATCTCATATACCTCATCCCTTATACGTAAATTCTTTTGCGGCACGCTAGTTACGGTAGCGCACAGGATTGGCTCCTGCTCCCTGGTAATCAGTCGGATCATGGATCTGCACGTAGCTTCACTCCCCGGATCATTGCATGTCCAGCCTTCATATCTTTACTTTGTATAAGTATGTACCATAACACGGTTATCCTTACATTAGTATCAGTAATTACTCCCTTTATATTATGAACCAGTTATCATAAAAACACTAGAGTTAGCCTATTTTTCCAATCAGGACGTATAATTACGCTTTTGTATAAAGCGAGGTTGGAGCCCGCTTGTTGCGTTAGTCAGCCATAATATTATTCAATAATCCTTTTCCAAGGGATTATTCAAGAGCCCTTTGCTCTTGTTTCAGCATCGTGTTCATATTCCTTCTTGAGTCACATCTTGATTGACGCATACGAATATAGAGATTTCGTTCTCTTTTTGAGGATTAAGGACTTTATCTTTTACAGTTTTATTTGTTTATTGCTGCGATTCAGTCTCCTCTTGTTTGAATTAATTTGTAACTAGGGTATCTTCTTGTTGCTCCTATATTACGGGTTCTTCACTATTAAATCACCAGACGGTTCTCATATTAACAGCGCAGGCTATTCACCCTCTCCTGCTTTCTTATACCTTTTTCACCAGCATAAGTTATTATCCTACCTTTTGAGTATCTTACGGTGTTAGCCGCTACGAAGCATCTCATAACTACTTCTTACATATTCTCGGATTCTGTCTTTTTTCGGGCTATGTATAAATGAATACAAACTCCCTGACGCAGTAGTACTTAAAAACTTCCTTCTGTGACTGCCGGAGTGATTTACGCTATAGTTTTACTCCTCTCGAACTATGATATAATTATAGTATTTATATAGCGGTTATTATCATTAACTTTTTTCCGCTGAGGGTTTATCTTCCCCTACACTAAGTTGCTCCGGTTTTATACAGAAAATTTCTCCTGAAGATAAGTTAATATTTGCAACTATTTTCTTACCTCTGCATATATCTACTATGCCGTTTTTTATATCATTACTACTGATATAATCAACTGGATCCATTTGTCCTGGGTCAAAACCGTCCAAGCGAACACAAATCTCACTTACAGACGAACGTAAGTACTGCTCTACGAATAAGATATTCTCGCAACTAGCTTTAGCTTGTACCTGAATTAAGTTAGTACTTTGTCCTTGCACAATAAAGTAGTTTGATTGGTCTATTACGAAATCTAAATTTCGTCTAGCTTCTTTAATGTTACGTATGATACGCGATAGACGTGCCATACTATTTAACATAATGCAATTTTTCTTATTCATCACTATTGTTTTTTAGTAAAAGGAGAAAGTGGTTTTACATCCTCTGGTAGGTTAGCTATACTACTTACCTTTGGAAATCCTGTATTTACTTCTTTTACTTTGGTCCTGTATTTAACTATAGGTTTTACTTCTCCTGTAGTTGTTACATTTACAATTGCGTCCGTTGTTCCATTTACGGATACTTCGTGGGTATTAATATCTACTGATACATTAATCGTATCTATACCCGCGGACTTTTTCTCTTCTGTTTTAGAATGTGTCATAGACATTAATTCTAAATATGAAGGAATAACAGGCTGAGCCTGTACTACTTCAGTAGTATTTACTAAATTCCAGCCAATATAAATACTCGCAAAGAATATTAGTACTACTGATACGATTCTACTATTCATTTTGATGATGATTTAGTGAATAACTTTCTAAAGGTAATAATTTGTTTCCAAATCTTAAGGATCCAGCTTAGCTTTTTTTTTCAACCTTATCCTCTTTTGGGGGAAACTCTCCTGTAGTAGGAGTAATTATGCCTTCTTCGTATTCTGCAAGACGATCCATAGGATCACGATACAGATTAATAATCTGACCTATCTTCATACGAACTTCATCTTTAGATGGATGCTGTCCTTCTGGAAAATAGTTCTGACTTACGAGATCAAACTGCTTTTTTGCAAGTTTGAGTGCTTCTTGTTGTTCACTGTAGTCTTTATCTCCTGGTTTAGATGTTACACCGGCAGAAATAGTATTGAATAAATCATCAATATACTTTCTACCAACATTTCCAATTACTGCTTGAAGTGCTTTATCGTCAGTTGCCTTCAGATTTTCATCACTCTTAAGTTTGTAACGGAAGTTTTCTTGCAACAGTACTTTTAAAGTACTTGCAATCTGTTCTTCACTCCAGCCACATGGTGCCATATGCTTATGTAGTAAGGAATGAGCGGAGACCGGAGAACCCTGTGCAGCAGTATATAAATATACTGTACGTCCAAGACCATTCATTAGTGGAACACTGTTGATAATATGGAAGATCTCTTCAATCCACTCTGCTACAGTGCGATTGTCAAGTTCAATCTTCTTTTCTGCATTATCTTCTTTGTTGATACAGTATACACGATACCATTCAACTGTGTTAACAATATTAGTTGCAATATTGCGATCTTTACGCATAAGATGATCTAGGACAGCAGCTAATTCTTCAAGAGAATTGATGTCCTTAGGATCAAGCGAAATAGGTTTTGTAGGAGCCTCAGCTTCGTTTTCCTTCAACTCATCAGGAATTTTAGTATCTGGAGAATTGAAATCAATTGCTAATTGACCTTCATTCTCTTTTCCTGGAAGTGCTTTAGGTTCAGCTAAAGTAATGCCAAGAGAATCTGCAATATCCTGCAATCGGAAGATCTGTTCAGCAGGTAGTTTACATACAAACTCACCGGCAGCAGATCGTTCTGCAAATTCATTCTTGATATCAATCATTCCAAGTAACCACACTGCGTCAATAGATCGAGCTGTATTTGCATATGATTCTGGACTTTGGTTCTTATACTCTTCATTATTAATGAATCGTTGATAACCAACATATGCAAGCATTGCTTTCGCATCGGCAGAAGAGCGATTAGATCCAATAGGGATTCCATTTCCTATTGCAGGTATTTTACCAATTTTTTCTTCTACTTCTGGAATTATTGTAGGAATCTTTGGACTTTTCTTTCCTTTATCAGCCGTTTGTTGGGTAGGCTTCTTTTCTTCCTTCTTCTCCTCTTTCTTAGTTTCTTTCTTAGAAACTTCCTGACTCTTTTCTTGTTTAGAGTTTGCTGCAGGTTTTGGAGCAGATTTCTTCTCCTGGGTTGCTGAAGTATTATCAGCTACTTGCTGAGTATCCTCAGCTTTACTATTAGCTGATTTAGTATCAGCTAATTTTTTGTCAGCTAGACTTACTTTTGCAGTTGCAACTTTTGCTGCATTTCCTCCTTTATTATTCTTTGACATTTTGATAATGTTTTAAATTGTTAGTAAATAAGTTAATTTAATAGTGTTTTAGAGAGGTCAACTATCATCCTCTATATCAGGTGAATCTCGTCCCTTAGTGATATGATTGCTAACTAATACGTCTGACATAAACGGTTCAGTAAATAATGCAATGTAACCCACAGCTCCTGGACGGCTAATAGAACCTTCTGTCACTGTTACTACGCACTGTGTGCATGCATCATTTCCGTTGTCAACAATATCAACTAGCTGAGTAATAGAAGCTGTTATTCCTGTCTTTTTAGACTGTTTTACAGCTTCTTTACTCAACATACCTACTAATAGACCAGCCATAATGGCAGACATAAATATCCACCACATTTTTGTACTACGAAAAATTCGAGTACAAACAAATGCTACTATAAGTAACACAATAATCCATGCTGCTGTCATAATTAGTAAATTTAGTTGTTGTTTAACAATTGTTTTAATTTATCTCTAGCTTTATTAAGCTGAGATTTTACTTGAGACTCAGAAAGTCCCAATTGTTCAGAGATTTCTTTGTAAGACAAACCTTGAACAGTTCGTAGTTCAATTATATTTCTGTACTTAAAACGAAGTCGCGACAAGGCACTATCTAGAGCATCACTTGTCTCTGCAAAGACATAATCGTCTTCTGGAGAGTAACTGGCCTGGTTACTCAATTGCAAAGAGTTGGCATCGTCGTCAATCCAATAGTTCGCTTTTTCTTTTTTCATACGTCTGATATAATCAATACTACTATTTATAGCTATAGTTTTTAACCACATTTCAAATGAAATATTGTTAACATAACTATCTAGCTTACTAAAGGCTTTAATAAATGTAATAGATAATAAATCATCTGCTACATCTCTATTCTTTACTATATTGTATATAGTAAGATATATAGTTCTTTCAAATCTATTATAAAGCCTTGTGAAGGCAGATTGTTTGCCTTCTCTCGCCTGTTTGATCAGTTCAAAAATCTGTTGTTTTTCTAAATCTGTCATAATTACGGGCTCTAGTAGATATAAGTTTGATAAAAACTTGTATCTATTTCTTAGTGAATATAGGGCTAATCAAAGCCCTATATCCTAGAATGGTACACCTACAATCCAGTGGCAATACCAATTCATATAGTTTTGATAGAATTGTTTATAAGAATCCCATATACACTCCATGAATTCTCTTTTTAAATCAGGAGATAGGGTATTAGGTGATATCTTATTAATCATTCCACAAACTATTCTTATTCTCACGTCTAAAGTAGATTTTTTTTCACAGTTTATTTTACATAATACATTAGTATCGAACCAATATATTATATGATTAATCGGTTTAGTATCTCTGAAAGTTTTGTTCTTAACTTCTTTATCTCTGAGGTTAAGAAAAATTCTCCAGCTTTCTCTCCAATTAAACTTCTTGTACTGTATTCCCCAAGGAGTATATACTCGATTAGTTAAACTATATGCGACCATGTTTCCTTAGTTTATTAATGATCTGTAACACAATAACGTGAGCTTGTGGTATAGACCATTCTGTTTTACTTACGATATACATTTTAGTTGCCCATATTCCTTTACCAGGAGTACGAGCATCTTCAATGTATCTTTGTGTGAAATCCTCAAATTGTTCATCGGTTATGTCTGGCATTTTAACTCCTCGAGTTGATTTACGACGAGAGGGTAGATCACAAACCTCTGAGTATTCATATTCAAAGAATATGAATTTATCAGGTTCTGTTAATACTGCTTGAATCTCATAAGATTCTTCAGTAACCACATGAAATAATCCTTTTTGAATAAGGTCATTCATTACTAACGCATTTGGTATACGTAGCATTGGAGCTTCACCAATAACATTTGCGAGAAGTTCAAAATCTTCTCCTATGATACGGTAAATTCCAGGATGATTTAGTTTCATAGTTTATTCAATTCTTTTCTAAAGTTATCTACTACACCTGCTACTTCATATTGTTTAAGTTCAGGATATAATTTCATAATCTTGGCAATTGCCTCGATGTCTGAGCGGCAAGAGTTTAATAATTTGATAAACTCTGTTTTTTCATGTTTGGATTCAAACCAAGCAAAATATCTTATCTGCATGCTTCTATGTATTCTTTGATTTTATCATCTAATACCTTCCATTTATTTAAATCAATATCTGTTGCATCTACTAAATAGTATATTGCACAAGTTGATCTAAATACACCACGAATGTAGTTTATTCCCTCTTTATAATGATATTTATTCTTATAAATTCTGGGAACATTTGCATGTAGACGAGTTATTAACTCTGTCTTCATCTTCAGTTCAGTTGCGGCTTTCTCCCAAGATTCTGGTAGATTAGCTCTAATAAAGTTCATTAATCCCATTTCAAATTAATTTATTGATTAAACTTAATTTAATTGTAATAAGGAGCAGATTCGAACTGCTCTCCTCTAACTTCATCAGTGTTAGCGCTTCTAATTCCATATAAAGCTACTTATTTCCAGCTTTTGACGACATTAGCTTAGCCGTTTGGTTTATCTCACGCTACTAAGCGTGTATAATCCATTACATAACTTGTATTGCCAGTTATCTGCTTATTGACCTATTCTACTTCACATTGTTGCAATCAAAACCACAATACCCCGAATCTACCGTTCTAAGATTTAAGAACTTGGCGCACGGTAGAACACGATCAAATACCCTAGTTCTTTTCCTTAGTATTGCTTTGTAGCTCTAGGTGAGCGTGGAGTATGAGGGAGTCGTCTTATTTATACATTTTTATTAACCTTTCTCCACATAAATCGTTTAACTGTTTAAACTAAAATTAATACTATGCAAAAGTATAAATTACATAGAAGTTTAATTACTGTTATATGTGATCAATGCGGTAAAGAATATCTTAAACCTTTATCTGAGTATAAAAGAAATAAAGAATTAGGACGTCATAGTTTTTGTTCTAGATCTTGTTCTTGTAAATATAATTGTGTTCATTCATCTAATAAAATGCTAGAATATTCTAGATCAGAAAAAAATAAACAACGTTTAAGGTCTCTAAATGAAATAAAACGCTTAAAACGTCCAGAAGCAGTATTTTCATATTGCCTACGAAACTGTAGAAAACGATATAAGGAGTGTACTATTACATTAGAAGACTTACAAGAACAATGGAATAAACAAAAAGGTATATGTCCTTATTCTGGAATATCTTTATTAGTTCCTACATATAAGAAAAATCATAATAATCCAATATATAGTGCATCAGTTGATAGAATTGATAGTACTAAAGGTTATATTCCTGGTAATATTCAATTTGTATCTACATGCATTAATTATATGAAGAATACTATGTCTGATGAAGAAACAAGGTTTATGTGTAAATGTATTGCAGAATATTTCTATTCTGAAGGGACTATTTCATCATCTGTCATTACTGCTTAAGATGTCGGACGCTCTAGCTGGTTATTAAGGAAACTATATTCCTCCAGTAGTCTCTGCACTTTTATAGAGTGTACTCTATACTTAGCTCAAGATTAGCATGAATAAAGCTAGTTTTGAGCTTTATTTTTAGCTTTCCTTGAATTCATCCGATTATTCAATATACATTTCTGTATAAGGGGTCCGAATTTCACAAACCCTCGTCTTACAACTGATTCATAGACCTAACAGTCAATTGTGACTATGTAGGCGACCAAACCTACATAGCCTTTGGTCTTTTAAATTATTTTACTTATAAGTTTTGATAACTGATCATTTATAGACTAGTACAGAAGTATTACTACTCAACATTTGCTATAATGTTTGCCGATTTGATATCATAAGAATGCTATTTGCATAATATACTCTTTGAGTATAGATTCAATACTATATATTGCGCAATTATTATAATACATCCTCACGATCTTAGGCACTTGATCAGTGGCACGTTTTCTAGTCCAACTCCAGTATTGAATAGTTCTCACTATCGTACATTTGTTTGTTTCCTGTCAATTCAGGATGAAGCTGCTTATTATAGATACCGATGTACATGGATCTCACCATTTGCTTTCAATCTTCTTCGGATTCTCTATAGAATTAATATCTCTATTATTCAAGTATCTTTCCTGGACCTTGTGTGGCTGTTATCTTCCGACGATTGCATCGTCATAACGCCAACTGTATCTTGCTTCCGGATACTGGTTGTCGAGTGCATCACAGGTTTCCTCATACCATTTGTCGTTTTCACGCAATGCTTTTACTGCAATGTTTTTGGCTTCTGTTGCCTGTTTCTGGAACTCAGTAGTAGATAGAGTTGCATTGCCGGATTTGAGATCTTCTACCAGAGCAGTATACTTCTTTAAGTATTCTACTTTGATATTTGCCTCTTTCTTTGTCTTTTTCATAGACAATACCATACGCTTGTGCGTATAATCAGCCTTGTTTACAATTGAAATTAACTCTTTCGTTAACTGCTCTTTCTTTGCTTCTGCAACCTTCTTTGCAGCTGCTTCTGCAATTTCAGCAGTTACTACTGCACCATTTTTGATAACATCCTCGATGTTTTCGGTAGACAGAACATCTGCTACTTTTACTTCTTCTTTTGCCATTTTTTGATAATGTTTAAAGATTGATACTATTATTAATTAACACTAAGTTTTAAATTAAAAAAGAACTGTTCTGCATATTCGTATACCTTATTCTGCAGATAACCCCTATCCTTCTTCTATCCTGTATAGGATTGCCGTTGTATAGCCATTGTACTCTAGTTCTTATGAACTTCCATTAGGGTTCTGGTATATTTACAGTTCTTTTGGGTTGATTGGAATCCACCATACTAACAATTTAATTAGTAATATATAACAGCGGGCAGAGGCTCTGGCGGAACCTCTTGCTTGTTATTCGTTGCCATTCTGAGTTTACACTCAAGATCACATTCACTACAGTTGATAATATTATCTCGTGTAGGACATTCGTTAGAAATCGAATTTGAAGTTTTCATGATCATCTCGACTAAATAAGTATTTGACAATCATAGGCTTACATATTCTTACAAATTCTTTTGCTGTATATTTGTCTTTGAATTCCAAAGAAGTACCGACAAGGGCACCAGCAAAGCCAAGCGTATCGTAAGAATACAAACCGAGCAAACCGAAAGGTTTTCTGTTATCTGTATAATTCCAACCCCATACGTAATATCTTACCTCTCTTGGATCCATTGTTGTAGGTTTCCAGCCTTCATTTAAAGCTTTTGCAATAGTTTCTAACTTGATGAAGTTCCTAGTTTCATCTGTTAATTTGTAGCTTTTATAATTAGCTACAGGATGAAGACCTAGCAATTTGCATGCGTCTTCATAAGGTTTTTCTTTACTTAATTTAATCATGCCTTTTTACGATTATAAGGTTCCATTTTCTTATGCTTAGGACGTTTTTTGTATTCCGTCTTAGTTTTTACTTCTTTCTCCTTATCTTTTCCCATATTAAACAAGTTCTACTACGTCGTTGATTTCTTTTATGTACTTACCTATATTCTCTAGATGAAAATCTTTTAGAACATTTATTACAACTGATTTGTTAGTTTTTACTCCTACTCTTTTTACTAAGTAAGTTATGACTTCTTTATGATCAGTTCTAAATGTACTGTCATTTACAAAATACTTGATAAACTCAAGTTTAAAGGCCTCATCGGTATGAAACAATATTGGATCTCCAACCATTTCATGTATCTTGTTACAGAAGGATATCAATTTGTTTCTAAATGTATCTACTTCTTTAAATGTGTTATCATCTGGATTAGGCATCATTAACTTAAGTAAATCAGCTTCATCGTATGTTTTTACATTAAGAGCATTTGCTCCTTCAGCATCTGTATTAGTACACACAGTAGATATGATATCTTTAATCAAATCTTCTTGATGTTTATTACTTCGGTAATTACCATTGATTAAAATTAATACTGCTTTCATAATTATTGATTAATTATTGTTATTTCTATCTCATATTCATCTAACTGATTTTTAATTTCATCAGTAGATAATTCTGAGTTAATTTCAAAGTGTGGATTTAACTCCACCGTTACACCTGGTTTGCTTCTAGCTATAGGTTTAGCTATGCTTATAGGCATTCCTAGTATGCTTTTTAATCCTAATAGGATCGCCAGAAATTGGTCACTGTGCTGTGTTACAGAAGTGACATACCTCTTGTTTTTATTCATTTTACATAGGCTTTAAATTGTTAGTTAATAAAATTGATGACGTTACTCTAGGGTATTCTAGAGTAAGAAACACATCTGTTAACGAATGATTCAAGTTATAATACCATAACTTTGAGACTAATACTAAAATGATTTCAAATGCACTTAACGCTTTGTGTTAATAAAGAAAATCAAATTTTAACATTACTTGTTAGAGTTTTATTCTATGACTCTCACATGTTTTAGGATTACTCCAGAGTACAAGCAGAAAAGGCTGTCAAACCTAATCTTATCACTCACCTGATTTTAACGTCCGCACGATCGTAGTATTTGCAATTATCAGTACTAATTAGAGCAATTGCCACCCTTCTTCTCCCGCTTAAAAATACTACTTACGCCCCACAGGCTTGTCATCTTCTGAAGACTAACCTATTCTCACGAACTAATTAGCCATAAATTCACGTTTAACCATTAATCTTAATAAATCTTTGTTAAATACTACTATGCATATACTTCCTCTAACGCTTTAGAGAATCACGAGGATTCTTCACAGAATCTATTGGGGTAATTATATCACGTTGAATAACTGCGCCTTTAAGTATATCTTTAAAATGAGATTTGTTTGATTCATATATAGTAACTATGTCTCTATTTGACAACGATGTACCATGAGTCATTAAAATATCAATTAAGATTGCATCTGGCATTGCTAAAAATATACTATCAATGCGCATTCCCTCTTTTACGTCTTCTCTAAATTTGAGAACTTCCTGTATAGTTAATACAGGTTCTACTGCTTTCACAGTATCAATGCAAACTGATTCGTCTTCTGACGTAACAATTTTAGCAATAGGTTCATGATACATAAACACTATTACTCCAGTAGCGATTACAGCTGCAATAGCTACTAATAACCACCAAAATCCCTTTGATGATTTTCTTAATACCGGATATTGATTATCTTCCATTTATCCCTCCGTTTCTTCGTACAATGATTGAACAACTTGGATACTTTCGGTTACTACAAATATTCTATCTGAAGCACCTATTTCAGTATTTCCGTCACATACTTCTGCGTAACAGAATCCGTCACTAGCAATGAGAATTTCTTCTCCTGTCTCTTTGTCATGTACAATAAAACTTTTCTTTTTCATTTTGATAATGTTTTAATAGTTAATAATATAATTACTTTCTGAACCAGTCATATAATAGGTCAGTAAAGTTAGTTCTCAGATATTCTGCGTCATCACGTTCTTTTAGCCGTAATTGAACACCGACACCGGCATCAGCACCGCCAAGCGTAATGTAAGAACCCAAAAAGAGCAAACCGGAACCCGAACTAGAACTAGCGTCACTGTAGTACCATACATACCAGTGTTTGATACCTTTGTATACCTCATGATGCCATGGTTTATTGCCGTTAGCAATGAAGTTCAGAGCTGCGATAATAGTAGTAAGCTGTTCATACGTGTTTATATGAATGTCTTTATACTGTCTTGGCCTGCGACTAATACATTTACATGCATCTTTGTACGATTTGATATCTTCTCTTTGCATAACAAAAAAGTTTTAAGGATTATTTAATTGTATCACCAACAAAGTATACATTCATATATAAGTAATCTGTAACGTATACTTTATATTCTTGATCAGTAACTGGATTTACTAAACGAAATACATAGTCAGTTTCACTTTCTTGAAATTTATCTAAGACTATATAATGTTTATACCGTATTTGCAAATCCACAAAGTTATATGGATCTTTAGGAACATATTCTTTAAACATATAACAAATAATTATAATAGTTATAGATACTATTAATAATTTACTTATTCTGTTAAGAATATCAAAGTGACTTTTTACGCGTACTACCATATTATTTATTTATTTCTTTCCATAACATAATACATTCATACACTACAGCTATCACTACTACAATGGTAGCTGCAATAGTTATTATTGCGAACCACATTTATCACAGAGTTCATTATAGATATCGGCCCAAAATACGTAACCTTCTTTAGTATTATTCCAAGAAAATGAACATATTAGTATTCTACTTATTGGTTTAATACTAAAGAACTCAGTTATGTTGTTTTCGTAGCGTGTGTTAATTTTTCTATCAGATATTAGATTAGAAATATAAAGGGATAATGCTCTATTCCTAATTAATGTTTCTAATAGAGGATAAGGCATGTTAATTACTATACGATGTCTTAAATTGTTTTTTTTCTTCATATATACTTTGATTATTGATTAATACTCTTAAATAATTTAAATACATTAGCTTCACATGCAAACTAGGAAGGTTTGTTTTTTAACATGTTACTAGACTCTATCACCACGATGAGGTTGTATTTATTGATAGAGAATACTACTACAATACCTTATTAGCACGGATTTTACATGTAGTAGCTGGAATACGTGACATCCCTATATAATTTTTAGTTAGTAATCAAATAAAATAAAGTAAGCGCATTAATATAATAACTAGATATAAGATATATTAGATATCTCATTTGAAAAAGTTATTATAAGCTATGCTAAGAGCTATCTAGGATTAGGTATATAAGACATATTGAATATCTTACTTGAAGATCTCATTTTCTCTTACTTTAAATGATACTTATTGTTCAGTTAGTATCAGACTGTCAAGCACATTATAGAGTTATCTCTATGTATTAATGTTAATACCTATTTCTCCATTACTTGCTTAGGATTGGTTACTTTCTATAAGGGTTGCACATCACAGTGAACCTAACTGTGACCCTCTTTACCACGTGGATTATTAATTATTAAATATCCAATAATTTAATGTGCATATAAATTAAGGATAAATAATAATTAATTACTTTGACTCTGCATTGTCCACCGACTTGTCACGGCCTTCTTTGGTTGCATTAAAGTAGTAATACATGTGGAATTACACTATCTTCACAGACCGTGTAATTAGATACAATATTAATTAAAAAATAATATTATGAAAGATCTCTCGCTAGAGATGCATTTTACACCTAAAACTCTATGAGCAGCAACTCACATCTATTAGATAGTTTGCGCGCGTTTTATAATAGAGAAACTGGTGCCCTCAATGTCTTGGGAAGTTATTGAGTTTTTTTGATGTGTAACAGCTTTTCACTTCGGTAGTCTATGTTACCTAACTACGCTAGCACTTACATTGATTTTCACAAACGGCTAGTGTTCTAATTTAATACCATAATAAGTGATTTAAAAAAGGGCAGCTAATGAGGGTAATAGGACTCGATGTTAATCTATCCTAAAACTTTATTTATTACCTACTAATAGAAGTAGAACTCAAAAACTGCCCATAAAACCAACCTCACACAACGAACTAATCAGCCTCTTTACATGCATTAGCGATTAGCAATGATAATAACTGGATACTTATTAGTATTGGTAAAGGATCTTTACCGTTACTAACAAATGACCAAGTTATTACATCGCAAATCACAAAGAATGCAAGTAATAGACCATTAAATGTCAATCTGTCCATTTTAATTGGTTTTTAAGTTAAACATATGTTTATTGTGAGCCTTTTATAGTCCTACTCAGGACTTTTACGATATATCATTATAATCGTTTTCTTATAATGTTACTTAGTATCTCGCCTAAGTGCAAAGTATTAATCTTGTAATACACAAAGCCACACATTTCATGTATGTAGCCCATAAGTTCCAGCTTAGTTTTACATCTCACTGTCTCAAAAAAGAGATGAATAAATTCGTATTCAAACCTAAATTTGCTATATCGGTAAAACAATTGTTAACAAAAACGATGAAGATAGGGTTGACGTGTGCCAACCCTTAAAAACTGTTAAGGCTATATATTTATTCCTTAGCTGTTTCTTCTTCTTCGTTTGTGATGTCATAGTAGACACCTGAAGATAGGTTATTATTGAGGTTGTTTAATGCTGTTTCTTCAGCTGTTAAATCCTCTGCCCAATCTCCATTTTCATCAGCCAGACCGATAACGGTAATGAAATTCTGTTTTATTAATTTCCCCGAATTCGAGTAAAACTGTATACGTTTTACCTCATTACTAATGTCTTTCAACGAAATTTGTTTATAACACAAATCAAGGCTTAGACAATCCTCTAGTTTCTTGTTTCTCTGTTTTTCTGTTATTTCACCCGTTTCAGAATCTAATATTAACTCGGTCATAGGCTCAAGAACTTCGTCCCACTCTTTTACGTCGTCATCGTCAACAGGAAAGATGCACTTCGTAAGCGTAATATTACGAGCCTTCGCGGCTGTAATATTAATCTTTAATCTACCTGTTTTTGGGTCTCTTACCGTTTTCTTAGCATCTTTATCTCCTTGAATACCTAGCCAAGTGCATACGAAAAAATCCGGTTTACCTTCGCGCGGTTTGCGCATTTTAGTTTGTAAATAACACAACATAACATTTAAAATTTAAAGGGTTTGAATTGAAATCTATAAGTGTAGGAAAAATGCCGTTAGTTGAATTAGCCGACTAGGGGTGTTCCCTACCGATACTAGATACAGGGGAGTAATCCTTTGCTGGTCATCACACGCATAACCTCTCCCCAAATTTTTTATCCCAAAAAAATTTTTTATAATATTTTTTGTTAAATAGTGTTAAATTTCTGTAGTTAAATAGCCCTAAATATTGTTAATAATTGTTAAAGAAAAGGGAACCAAACACAGTATAAGAGCGTTATTATGGGGGTAAGGGGGATATATACAGCAAGTACTAAGTATAGTATATGTATAATATACTCTTAAGTAAGTAGTAATATAATACTTATTTTAACATATATAGCACCCTTACTCTAGATAATACATACTATGACAGAAGGATTAAAGAATGACTTTAAGGACGGTAAGTTAAGATGGGATCTACTACCGTTAGAAGAGATAGAAGACATTGTTAAAGTATATACTGAAGGAGCTAAGAAATACTCTGACAATAGTTGGCAGAATTTAGATAACGGCTACCAACGTTATAAAGCTGCTTTACTTAGGCATTTACTAGAGTATGAGAAAGGCAATAAAATAGATGAAGATACTGGCTGTCAACATCTAGCACAAGTAGCATGGAATGCCATAGCTTTACTTTGGTTAGACAAACATGGAAAAGGTAAAACAACAGAATGAATACAAAAGTGACTAGAAAACAAGTAGAAGAAGCTAGAAATTACTTATTTAACATTAATACACAATTAGGTATGACACTATACGATCCAGAATTAGCAGAGATAATCAAGAATAGAGAAGTAGTAGAAATTCAAGGTAAAAGATACCATATAGAGAGTTCTCCTCTAGGTACCTGTGATGGTTGTTGCTTTATGGGTAAACAATGCCCACAGAGAGCTGTAACATATTGTACTTCAAATGGAGGAAATATTATAGTAGAAGCAGAACCAAATAAGAAATAATACGTTATAGTTAGAAACTAAGTAAAAAGAATATGGAAGATAAAGTACTAGAAACAGTAGTTAATGGAATAGGATGGGGAATGTTGAAAGATGTTTTAATTAAACCCCTTCCACCTACTATGGTTACTAAAGAGTTTACAGAACAAATACCTAATGGTAAAGTAGATGAGAATGGATTTAATGAGTATGATACTAAGACTGAGACTAAGGAAGTAGAATCTGATTGGGCTACAGGTATTGTACTACAGATTCCTTCACACTTAACAGATGTTAAATTTAAGGTTGGTGATACAGTTGCTTATAATAAGAAGTTTGCGATGTATTTTGATCTGGTAAAAGATACCCAATTAGTGAAACCTTACGACATTATTGCCGTTAAGTAATATATCTATTTCAATTTTTCATAAACTGGAAGGCTCGACTTAGGTCGGGCTTTCTTTTTATATATTAATTAATTGTTAACAAATGTTAAAAGCTATTAACAATTATTTACAATTAACGTTTTATAGGCATATGGAAAAATTAATAGTAATGGGTCTCTGCTTTTCCATGATATGGCTTGCCGTATGGGGGCTCAGTGATAAAAATAAGAAATAATATGGAATATACATTTAAGAAAGATTTCGGCTTTTTCAAAGCAAACGATGTACTTACTTGGAATGAAGATATTGATGCCTTTACTATGGATGTGGAGGAGGGTAATAGTTTTAGATCTGCAATGATTGATGAACGTACTGTTGAAGATCTGCGTTTGGAAGGTTTACTAGCAGCTAATGCTGAACCTGAAAATGATAAGATCAACACTACTGTTGAATTCATTGATTCTTTACTTAAACAATACGAAGATGATTACAAAGAAGTAACACAGAAGTATAAAGAAGGTAAAGTTCAACCGTGTGTTAAAGTAGAAGCTGAAACAGTTTATTTTAACCTTACTAAGGTATTAAATAAGATTAAAGAGGAATTGACGAATGAATAAATTGGTTAAGAAAGTATCTAAAACCGATTTGTATAAAGAATTCTTAAAAAGCCTTAATGGTATATTAGACCTTACTAATAGGGAGTTAGAATTATTAGCTACGTTTATAGACTTAGATATTAATACTCCTAAACTCCCTAATATTAGTAAGAATGTAATAAGCGCTGAAAATAGGAAGTATATTAAGCGTACTCTAGGTATTACTCCAGATAATTTGAGTAGATACATAGCTAAATTCAAGAGTTAGGGTATACTAGTAAAAGGTGAAATAGAAGACGAGGTAAAAGTAAATAAAGTATTAATACCTGAGATAATCGGTGATAGAGTACAAATTACAATCATATTAAGATTAAATAAAGATGAAAATGAGATCATTCCTGCTTGAAGCAGGAACAATAATAGCATGGAAGAAGTATCCGTATATTAAGAAACTGTGGAATAAGATTAGAGGTAAACAGCTACCGTTTAACATGTTTACTATAGTACCTAGTCGAACAGAGTTGCTTACTTCGGATGATATGAAAGATATAGAAATATATGAACCTATACGTAAGTATAATAAACAAGAACAATCTAAGATAAGCATCCTTGCTAAGGACACTTTATATAGTAGCGATTGGGTAGATGTAGCATCACTAATAAATATAGTAAGACCTAACACGTTATTAGGACCTATTACATTAGCTACATGTAAATATTATAAGAAAGTAGAGTGGAATGAGAAATTAGACGAGTATATATACTAAATTAAGTAACAAGTATAACATTCCATATCAAGTTATTGAAGTGATATGTAATAGCCCGTTTAAATTTACTAATCAGATCATAACAGATTTAGATCCTAAACCGGTAATGTTTGCTTACTTAGGGAAGATCAAGATAAAGAAGAGATATGAAGAAGACGCCAAAAATAGACATGTATGATCCTCAGATATACCCTAGAAGACTATACGTAGCGGTAGAAGTTGAAAACTTACAGGAGCATTTCAAGTTATTAAGTACAGATGGTAAAGTTGAATTTACTGATGAGGAGGCTAAAGTAGACTTCCATTGTAGTAAATATGCAATGGTAACTCGTTCTGTAATAAACAAGGAAGATGGCAAATATGGTGTATTAATTCAAGTACCTGATTTAGATGAGATGCAACAGTCTGATATATCACACGAGGCAGTACATGCTGCAGACTATATATATCAAGAACTAGGGATGTATACAGAAGATTTCAAGGATGGTAACGAAGGTTATGCTTACTTAGTAGGATGGATAGCTGGTTGTGTTAGTAAGAGTATAATTAAAGCAAAACAAAATGACAATAGAAGAGAGTAAGGCGATGTGGAACATCGAGAAGAGTAATGTTGACCAAGTTAACTTTACTAAAGGTATGAAGGCTTTATATAAAGCCGTGGATAAAGTTATCGAAAATGGTATTATTACTTATGAAGACTTCACTAACGATACTATTGATGAACTTACTACCTTAATGGTGCAAGAAGGTAAAGGAGAGATTGGTGCTATGGATAGAGCAGAACAATTAGATCTAATGTGTAAGCGTTTAACTGAGAAATATGAAGAAAAATATAACACCAGAGAGTCTGGAACAGGAATTACAGAACTTCCAACAGATAGTGCAGAAGTATCAGACCCTGAAAAACTACACGAATCCGAATGTATCACTGAGGAGAGCGTTAGCGATAATACAGAGATTAAATAAAGAAAAATATTTAGGTTATAGAATTGATTGACTATGGTAAAATATTGTGCAAAAGTAAATAATGCTAATATCTACAAAGTAGATTTTGAGAAAGAAGAGTTCGAGTCTGTTGGTTACTTCAGTGATATTGACTATCGTTATATTATACCAGAAGATGGTCTCTTAGAGATAACTGATAAGAATGGTAATAAGAAATCTATTGAAGTAAAACAGTATGACATGATACTTAAGATGTATAGTACTACTGGTGACTATGACGATAAAGAGTTTATAGTGATAGATAATCCAGAATTGAAAGACTATTATCGTAGAAGAATTGAGAGACTGGAAGCTGATAGAAAAGCGAGAGAAGTAGCAATGAATGAGAAATGTTGTTGTGATTGTGAACCTGTAGGAGCAGTATAATGGAAAAGATACTAGTAAATAGATATGGAGAAGCTATTAGTTTTAACACTGATCTAAATGCTATTACTCCAATGTTAGCCAACATTGATTGCCATATATACAAAGCTGAAACAGACGGGCAAGTAATTACTTCGGATGAAGTAATAGACATTAAAAAAGGAGAATTCGCTCTTGTTTGTGTATGCTGGAATAATGGTAAGAATGTTGTAAAGGCCATTGTAATATCAGATCCGGCAGCCATACACGACTTAGGAGAATGGTACGAATTTGAATTAAATAAGTATAAGTCAAATGAATCTCGTTGATATAGTAGGAGGTAAGGTTGTAATACACCCAGATCTGTATTTCATACCAGCATTCAAAAGACTATACGAACATGATACTTCGGAAGACAAAGTTCATCAAGAGCTTGTTATTACTTATATAGTACTTATGCACAAATGGAGTAGTCCATATAAGAAGAGTATGGATGCTCATACTAGAGAAATAAGGCTCAAAGAACAAGTATTTGAAGATCCAAGCTATGAACTTACTGAGGAAGAAAAGGTAGCTGAACAAGAGTACATAGATTGGCAAAATACTAGAATACTAAAGATGCTAGATGCTCAAATGAACAAATTAGACTCAGTTACTAAGTGGTATGAAGAGTCATTAGATGATTGTTTGGATGAGAAGAAGATCAAAGATCTACTAGCTGGAATGGGTTCTACAGCTAATACTATTAAGAGTATAGAAGCATTAAAATCTATGGTTCAAGCTGAGGAATTAACTATGGGTAAAGTAAAGGGAGATGCCAAGGTTAATCCTTATGAGTTGGCAGGATAATACAGTTAAAGACAACCAAAATTAAACAATACGTTTATTATAATATAATTTTGAATAAAATGAAAAAGCAAGTAAATATTGTAATTGATATGAATAAAACCCAAGAAGAAGTATGGCAGCAGATGGAAGAAGCATATGCAGTTTTACATAAACTTGGTCAAAGAAAACCTTGGTATAGGAGACTGTTCTCTTGGTTTTGATATTTAAAAGTCTGACAGGGACAGACATTAAATATTCCCTGGCACATATTGGGGTATAACGTAATTGGCAGCGTCGCCGGCTCTAACCCGGTATGATTTGTGTGGGTTCGAATCCTACTGCCCCAACCAATAAATTTTTTAATATGTCGTATAGAGATATTGATCCCAAATTAGCTGGTATATACATATTTAAAAATAACATTAACAACAAATGTTATATAGGTCAAGGAATTTCTTTAAGAAAGAGAATAAAGCATCATTTCAGTAATATAAAGACTAAACGTTATGATTTGCCTTTATACAGAGCTATTGAGAAGCACGGAATTCATAATTTTACTGTAGATGTAATAGAATCGTTTATACCTGATGTTAATATGACTACTGAGGAATTAATCAAGAGATTAGACGATTTAGAAGTAAAGTATATTGAATTATACAATGCTTATACAGAAGGTTATAATTGCACCAAAGGAGGAGATTTTGGAGTTCTTGGTTTAAAAATGACGAAAGAGCAAAAACAAAAGATTTCTGAAATATCTAAACAAAGAGCTCAAAACTACTATAAGCCTGTTTTTTTGTATAATATAAAAGACAGATCTACTATATATGCAATTAGTGTAACTCACGCTTCTGCTATAGTTGGATTTCATAGATCTTGTATCACAAGATGCGCCAATGGCAGATATAATGAGACACATGGTTATATAATTGCTTATACAAAAGAAGAATTAAAAGTGAAAATACATTCCTATAAGAGGAACAAATATAACAGTATAAAACATTGAACTTAATGAAGTTGCAGCGCGGCACAATGTAAACACCTAAGTCACTTATTGCGTAATTAACAATAAACACAGCTCATGATGGTCCTAATCGTAAGTAGGCAGGTAGGCGGTTCCTGGTTTTGGTTAAACCGCTGTATTGTGGGATGGAGCAGTTGGTAGCTCGTTAGGCTCATAACCTAAAGGTCGTTGGTTCAAGTCCAACTCCCGCAACTTAAGAAGAAATAATATGGTAGATTTCAACAAATAGATAAAAAATAGCGATAAGTTTAGAGAACCAGCCTTGTAGTTTATAGCTACAGGGCATTATTGTTCATATCCGATTGGAACAACAGAATATTTCCAATATTGGGATGAGCAAAAACGTAGATGTATCGACGGTTATACTTCTGATGATGGTGATTTCATCAGCGGGTATAACTATTTTTATTTAAACTTTTGTCCTATATCAAGAATTGTAAATGAAACAATACTTAATAGCGATGGTAGTTATACTGTAAAACGAAAGAATAAAGTAACATTTCCAGACTTTTGGGATTATGATTACTACTTTTTTACTGCATTTAATGATGCAGAAGACCAAGGAAAACACATGTGTGTACTAAAATCACGTAGAAAAGGTTTTAGTTATAAAGGTGGTGCAATGTTATGTCGTAATTACTATTTAGTACCTAACTCAAAATCATTTGTATATGCTGCTAATAAGCAATACTTAACAGAAGATGGTATTCTTACTAAGGCATGGGACTATATGGACTTTATAGATAAGAATACTGCATGGGGTAAGAAGAGGTCGGTTAACACATAGATGCGCAAACGTGCTGGATTTTTTAGTAAAGACGAATATGGTAATGTAGTAGAATTAGGATATAAATCAGAAATAATTGGAGTTACTTTAAAGGATAATCCTAGTTCGATTCGTGGTAAGAAAGCAAACTTAATACTATTTGAAGAAGGTGGTAGTATGAGCGAGCTATCTGCAGCTTGGCAAATTGCAAGACCTTCTGTTGAAGTAGATGGTGTAGCATTTGCATCTATGCTTATATGGGGTACTGGTGGTGATGAAGATAGCAAATTCTCAACACTAAAGGACATGTTCTATAATCCAGAAGGCTATAACTGTATAGGATTCGATAATATATGGGATGAAACTGCTACTAGTAAATAGTGTGGATTCTTTGTCCCACAATATACTAATATGGATTTAAGAGATAAAAGCGGTAATCGTTTATATATGGACGAAGATGGAAATACTTTATATAAACCAGCCCTATAGTACATATTAGATGAAAGAAAAAAAGTAATAGAAAATGCTACAAATTCTACAGCTATTGATAGATATGTTGCAGAACGACCAATAACTCCAGCAGAAGCAATGCTTGAATTTAATGGTAATATATTCCCTAAAAAAGAACTACAAGAACAACTAGCTAGAATAAGGACTAATAAAAGTCTAAGTAATCACAAACAGGTTGGTGATTTAGTTTGGGAAAAAGATGGCACTTTAAAATGGGTTATTAAAAAACATGGAGACATAACTCATTATCCTTTAAAGAAGGACGATGATCCAACCGGTTCTATTGTTATATGGGAACATCCTGTAAAGGACGCTCCGTAGGGCTTATACATATTAGGAGTCGATCCATATGACCACGACTAGTCTGGTACTAATTCACTAGGTTCTACTTTTGTATACAAACGTTTCTAGAGTTTCGAAAACTATTATGATATTATTGTTGCTGAGTATACTGGCCGCCCATCTACAGCTGAAGAGTATTATGAAAATTTACGCAAGTTAGCCGTATATTATAATGGCAGAATCATGTACGAGAATGAGCGCAAAGGCTTGTTCCCTTATTTTACTGCTAAGCATTGCGACTATTTGCTGGCTGACCAACCCGATATTATTTCCGATGTAGTTGGTAATTCCAAAGTACAAAGAAAAAAAGGTTGCCACATGAATAAATAGATCAAACAATGGGGAGAAGGCTTGATTAAAGACTGGTTAAATGAAGAATAGGCTCCTGGTAAAAAGAACCTGCACAACATATTGTCAGAGCCGCTATTAGAAGAGCTCATAAGCTATAATGATACAGGAAACTTTGATAGAGTCATGGCGTTGATGCAGGTGATGATTTATAGAGAGTAGCTCTATAATGTGAAGGTTAAAGAGAAGAAAAAAGAGAATAAAAATAGGGTACTATTTGAAGGTCCTATTTTTACTCAAGAATGGTATCGTGACGACGATACTATTGATAATATAAAAGCATATATGTTTTAACTATGAAAAATATCAATCAATTTCCACTATAGAAACTACCTATGTCTAAAAAGACAGAAGACTGGAAGAAAAGTTGTGTAGACTATATAATTGGTAAAAGTCAAGGTGGTTCTAGAAATGGTAACAATAGAACTCGTAAAGAAGAGATGTAGACATACTATGATTTGTATAATAGTATATACAATGAAAAAGATTTAAAGTATGTTACAAATCCATTTAAACAATAGGACGGGTTTCCAGCTATGGCTTAGGATTATAATATAATCAAACCCAAGATAGACCTGTTACTTGGAGAAGAGACTAAAAGACCATTTAATTTCAGAGTAGTTCGTACTAGTGAAATAGCTACTAGTGAAATGCAAGATAAAGCTAAACAAATGTTGATAGACTATATTCAGGCTACTATTATGAGTAAACTGGGGCCAGAAGAACAAGCTAGATATCAACAAGCTTTAGAGTCTGGAGAGATTATGCCTCCAGAATAGATACAAAAGTATATGAGTAAAGACTATAAGGATATTGCCGAAATAACTGCATACCATAGTCTAAATTATTTAAAGAATAAGTTAAATATTACTCATGAGTTCTTCAAAGGTTGGAAAGATGCCTTAATAGGAGGAGAAGAAATCTATTATGTAGGTATATTAAATGGAGAACCTTGTTTAGAACGAATCAATCCTCTGTATTTTGATTATGATACTGAAACATCAGATCTAGAATTTATTCATGATGCACAGTGGTGTGTCTATGAAATGAAACTATCTGTTACTGACATATACGATAGATATTATGATAAATTGTCTGAAAAACAATTAAACGAGCTTCTAGATCTCATGAGTGACTCAGCAAAAGGAGGAGTTAATCCTGAGGTACGTAAAACTTCATTAGATTATCCTCATATTAAAACCCACACCATTAATGGTTTTAGTACTAATCCTTTTGAGGACGGGAGTAACATAAGCGTATGGCATACATGTTGGCAAGGTTTTAAGAAAATAGGTTTCGTTACTATAACTGATCCAGAAACTGGAGAGCCTGTAGAATATGTAGTAGATGAGACTTACAATGTTACTGGTATGGAGTTAAATGTAGAATGGAAATGGATTATAGAGACATATGAAGGATATAGAGCTGGAGAAGATCTATACTTCGGTATGCAACCTATAGAGTACCAATTCGTATCTGCTGATAATCCTAATGCTTAGAGATTACCATATACTGGGGTAATATATAATAATACTAATAGTAAACCTAGATCTTTGGTAAGCATGATGAAACCATTACAGTATATGTATATTGTACTATGGTACCGTCTAGAATTAGCGATGGCTAGAGATAAAGGCAAAGTAGTGAATATGGATATTACTCAGATACCAAAGTCTATGAATATAGATGTATCCAAATGGATGCATTATTTGTCAGCTCTAGGGGTTAATTTTATTAATCCGTATGAAGAAGGTTGGGACATACCGGGTAGGGAAGGTGGTAAGCCTGCTCAATTTAATCAGATTACAGCATTAGATCTTACTATGGCTAATACTATTAATTAGTATATTATGTTAATGGATAAGATAGAATCTATGTTATCTGAAATATCTGGAGTAAGTAAGCAAAGAGAAGGTAGTATATCCTCTAATGAATTGGTAGGTAATGTGGAAAGATCTGTAGTATAGTCCGCTCATATTACTGAACCGTGGTTTTGGACTCATAATCAAGTAAAGAGATAGGCTATTAGTATGCTTTTAAACACTTCTAAATGGGCTTGGAAAGACAATAAAACAAATCTATAGTATATACTAGATGATGCTACCAGAGCCTTTATAACATTGTCAGACAGCTTCTTCTATGAAGATTATGATGTATTTGTTGAAGATACTACTAAAAATCAACAACAAATAGACGCACTTAAGAACCTCATGCAACCAGCTATGCAAAATGGAGCTAGCTTACTTGATATCACAGAGATCATTACTATGGATAATGTAACTATGATCAAAAATAAGCTTGAAGAAATTGAATAGAAGAGAATGGAACAACAACAAGCTATGGAACAAGCGCAAGCCGAACGTGAACAATAGATGTTGCAGATGTAGAACGAGGTTAAAGAAGAGGAACTTATGCTTAAAGAAGCTGAAATGGATCTCAAGAAATATGAAATTGATTCTAACAATGCAACTAAGATTACTGTAGCTCAATTGAACGCTTATAGAGGTGCAGAGAATATGGACCAGAATGGAAATGGAATACCAGATACTATGGAAATTGCAGCTCAGGCATTAGCAGAAAGAAAGCAAGCATCTGATGAAGCTTCTAAACAATTTGAATTCAACAATAAGGTAAGAGAACAATAGTTGAAGAGAGAGATAGAGGAGAAGAAAGTAGCTCTAGAAAAACAAAAATTAGAATCTCAAAAAGAATTATAGAAGATGAAAGACGATGCTGCAATGGAACGTGAGAAATTGAAAGCTAAAACAGCGTTGAAGAATAGAGTAACAGGAGAGAAGTAATGAAATTAATATATAATAACATCATACCTTTTAAAGGTTTCAAAGCAATTAATCTATTTGGGTTGTGTTTTGTACGTAATGGTATGAAAATGTCCGATAAGGATATTAACCATGAGAAGATACATACTTCTCAAATGAAGGAACTTCTTTACTTACCATTCTATTTGTTATACTTTGGAGAATGGGTAGTAAGGTTATTTATGAAAGGAAATGCTTATAGAAATATAAGTTTTGAGAAAGAAGCGTATACTAACGAAAATGATTTAACATATTTAACTAGGAGGAAACATTATGGCATGTGGAAGTAAGAAAGGCGGAAAGAAACCTGTAAAGAAATAAGATTATGGATAGACAAGCATTTAGAAATAGAATGCAATAGTTGAAGTAGTACCGGGAGTAGAATCCCGGTAAAACTTACCTTGATTGGAAAAATTCATTACCAAGTAACTTATAGGACGAGAGTAATTATAATCTACGTAGAGCTTATGAGCTTGGATATGAACCGGAATGGAATGAAGATGATAAGTCTTATCACCTACCTACTAGAGATAGTGAAACTGGAGAAATACTTAAGAAACCATGGCATCCTACATTTCTGATAGGATTACAAGAAGATGCCAAATTAGGTTATTATCCATAGATTAAAAACGGCACTATGTATACTACTACATGGGAAGGTAATGAGAATCCTATCTATAAGTACGCAGATGGTGGTGAAATACCACCCAATAATAAACCAATAATTCCTGAATAGCCTCAACTGTATAAAGGTAAATTATATAAAGATAGATACGGTCGTAAGTATACGGAAGATCAGTTGGCTGATTATTATGATAATAGCAGTGATGAGATTGATAGATTTACCGG